GCATGTAACCACACTGTGGCAACAATTTTTCCTACTTCTAAAACCGAACCCATGATAATAATAGGTATTAATACACCACTAAAAATAGCAGTGAGCCCAACTATAGAGTAATAAGCAGCGACAGCACTTATACTAATCGCGGTTAGTAATGCAATAAAATTTAAGAACATGTAATATTTATGGGCATTTCCATTTTGTTAAGTACTTCGTATTGCCCATCCTCTTCAGTAGAGTATACTACTTTTCGTATGCCAAATGCAATAATTGCTCGCATACATCCAGGACAAGGTTTGGCCATGCCATCTACAAATTCAGTGTCATCTTTAGTAGGCAGTTTTACACGACGAATATAAAGGGTAGATTTAGCAAGATCACGTTTATTAATATGATTGAGCGCATTACTAATAGCATTAGTCTCTGCATGGAGATAAATTGCTTCTGGATTCTTACAATACCGAGCTTGAAAAGGATGAGTTCTTTTTTGACAATAGCCAGTGCTGATAATTTCATTACGAATAGTTACTGCTGCTGCGATTCTGCTGCTCTTAACGGCTTTTACATCAATTGCCTGTCGCCGCAAAAAATTCATAACTCGATGATCTTTAGCATTGATCATTCAAAATCCTCAACCATATAGCCAAACAGAATAATCAATCCTGCTATCAATGCGAGAGAACTTGAAGTGTCCCAAATCATTATGTACATTCCTTTTTGATTTTTTCCACATGTTTACAATAACGCCCAAACTTTCCAGCAACACAATCACACGCCCACTTACCATTATCATTAGTTACAATATAAACATCGCCTTTAGAACCTTCAACTGTGTAACTTTGAATTTTTGGCACTGCTGTATATTCTGTTTGAACAGCAATTGATCCATCTAGATATTTTATTTCCGTAACATTTCGGATATCAACCACACGCACAGGAAAGGCACTATCGCCAGTAGTAAGACAAAAATCATATTCATTAATCCATTTAAAAGGAATAACTACCCGACCGCGATAACGATTGGGTAGTGCATGAGGTTGAGCAGGGTTTGGTGTATTGGTAATGATTTCTATGTCACTACCAATATCGGGTTTAGTAAACATCAAGTCACCTCAATAGCTTCCACATGCGAATCAGCCTGCACATAGTAGTCAGGAGCTACTAAAGAAGTATTACCGCTATTAATTTCTTTAATTCTAGCTACAGCTTCTTCATAAGAATCGAAATCTTCTTGCCAATATTCTTGACCCCAGCCGCGTTCCGATTCTACCACTTGGATACGATACCTAGTCATTAGTACATCTCCTTAGCAAGTTCTTTTCGCAACGCAATCGTACCATACAGACGATCCATTGGAATCATTATAACGCCTGTCTTCTTTTGATCAGCGATTAGACAAATCGCCCAGGCTGCGATAGCCTGATCTCGCTGCTCTCGTATAGCAGCCATATAGGCGCTATAGCTAGTGCAAAGGTCTTCAATTGCTTTATCGCTGCGATTGTTAGCCATGTTAGTTCTCCGTAATGATATCAACAATTTCGGTATCGATGATATCTTCATGCTTGAAAACATAGTCTGCTTCGTTTATGACCTCTACAGGATCTGCATCCTTCTTGATCCAAACTCGAACAGTGATTTCAAACATTTGAAAGTCTTCATCCATTTCAGAAGTCTCCGTTGCGAACAGTGTTGTAATGATGAATGCCAAACGCTAAAATCATTCCAAATACGAGAGCAAGCAATGGCCCAAATACGATCAAACAGTCTGTTGTAGACATTTTGCACCTCATTGGCTATAGTTATATAATAGCACCAGTTGGCAGACTGTCAACTATTAGTATTCAAACTTGTAAATGGTTTTAAGCATCTTAACGATATCGCGTCCGCGATCAGTAAACAAGATTCCCAACCCCCAAACCCAATGCTCTGCATCTTGCGAGTGCTGGAAGGTTTCTGTTTGCGTCATCCAACGCAATGCGGTAATTTCGTCGCCGGCGCCACTCTCAACGAGTACGCCAATCTTAGTTTCAAAATCCTCCAAAGCATACTGTTCGCGAAGCTTATCGTCCTCGATCTCGCGTTCTACAGCCTTGACCATATAGTCCCACTCAGCTTGACGACCTTCGTCGCTCAGACCATTATGCCACATATCCCAAAAATCTGCGCTGGGGCGAAAACCAAAAGCGTCCTTGTGAAGATCGCTAACAAGTTCCGTGCTAAACGTATAAGCCATCTGCTTGGTCTCCGTTGCTTATACCACTATAATATGCTCAAAATAGGATCAGTCAACCGAAAAATTTATTAATAATTTCAACAACTTAGCAAAAATCCGCCTTTTTAGGGGCGGATTTTTAGGGGTTTTTTGTAACATTTTGTGTTACATTTGTAACATTAAGCTGCTGTTCTGTAAGCAATTACCTTAGTAATTGGGTAATAGCTAATACGAACTTCCTTACCCTGGTTGCCGCCTAATACTGCAATTTTCTGCACCCCGTTATGTTCCACGAATGCATAAAAGAATCCAACGTGACCGTTATTTCTATTGCGTCCACGACGCATTACTACAACATCTCCTACTTTAGGTTCGCCTGCAACAGGTTTACCCCATGCTAAGAAACTGCGAGCCATTAGACTGCCTGTAGTTTCTAACCCAACATCGTGTAATACCATATTCATCCAAGCAGCACACCATGGAATACGCACTGGATCAATATTCATTCCGTTTGCGTTACTAAGTTTTTTACTTAATGTCTGCCTATCACGACGAGCATTTAATCCAATGGTGCTTTCTGCTTTAGCCAATATTTGACTTTTTTCAGGAACAAATGCTTTCTTTGTTTGATTAGATGCTTCTGAAATTTGCCTAGTAGGTTCTGCAGGCTTAACTACATCTTCATTTTGAATTACGCAGTTAGTAGTCCAGAATAAAAACCTACATTGATTTTCATTATTAGCAACAGCGACCGGCTGTACGTACTCACAATACAATTTCCAATTTTTACGATTAGGATCTGTTTTACTCTTTTCACAACGATCTATTGCTGTAGCTTTGGTTACTTTCCAAGTTTGACCAAACTTTGAAATAGTAATCATTTCTTTTGTTTTTTGAACCTTACCTGCATTTGAAGGACTAGCTTCAACAGGTGCAGACAAAACAGTAATACCTGTTAGTGCTGCAAATAATGCAATAAGTGTTTTCTTCATTTTTTATCTCCCAAGCGATTATCCGCCAATAACTGTAGTTTCTTTTGACGATAAAAAGTATGACCGCCAATAACCGCAGTTTTTTGATAGTGTTTAGAGCTATAATTTACACGATCGTTACGCCCATGAAAAATTGTAGCACCACGACTAGTATCCTCACTTTTGCCTGCAAGAACTAACGTTGCAACTTCTTGAGCTTGCTGCCAGCGAACACCTGAAGGTGTTGCATGACGTCGACAGCTCCAAGAAAATTGACAACCTCTTGCAAGATAATTGCGTTGATAAACTACTTCACATATCGATGTTGGATACAAACCACTTTTAACTCTATTCAATACAACATGAGCAACAGCATGTCGGCCGGCTAGTGGTTCTGAACCGGATTCATAATAGATAGCTTGTGCTAAACATTTATGATCTTGAGTACTTGCATTTTCTACTATTTTACTTTGTGCAGTACCACATCCTACAAATGCAAGAGTCATAGCCACTGCCGTTGTTTTTATAATATTCAATACTTTCTCCGTTTTTTAGAATAGGGTTGCCAAGCCCTAGACTTTCTCCTTATAAAAAGTGGGGAGGTTCTGTTTCCAAGCCCTCCCCGGGCTCATTTACGCAGCTAGTGCGTAAGAAGGTGCAACGTTGTCGTTAGCACTTATAGTTTTTATTGCGTTAACCGAGCTTTCGCCGGACTGTCTACTTCAACCTTTATACGCCTGTCGATCCTATTTCGACCCCATCATAAACACATTACATACACAGATCTTCATACAATGAATGATACTTACGGTGTTGACTTAGATCACCATAATAATTTCTATTTGCAAACCAATCCCAAACTAACCAAATCATTCTTATTCCAATGTGTTTATGGTGGAGTCGCTGGGTACCGCCCCCAGGTCCAGACCGCTTTATTATGTTGCTATCAACAACAGTAATATATTTATAACAAATTATTGCTTAGTTGTCAAATTTCTTCGGTACTGAATCAGGACCAGCAGCACCCCATGCTTTGGGATCGTTACGATTTAGATCAGTTTCAAACAAGCTTCGGCCGTTTCTAACCTGTGCTAATAACCCTGCATCCAATCCTGGTATACCACCTGCTGCACCTTGTGAATAGATTCGTTCAATTATGGTCAAGAAGCTAGATGCTAATACGCCGCCGGTTATTGTTTGCAATAAAGCAGCAATATTTTGATAATTTACTTGAGTTAATAGCTCTAATAATCCAAATACCATTTGATCTGTTTTAAATGGATTATCAAATTTAGTAGTAATCAGATCTCCATATAATGCTCTATTCACTAATTGCAACATTATTGCAATAAAATCATCGTTATTAGTTAACAGCAATCCTTCGCTTTTAATTTCACCAAATTTTAAGAATGACCCATCTAGATTTTTTATTAACAAATCGGGAAATCTCACTGATAGATTGTTTGTAACAACATTTTTAACTACTGATTGACCCATTGCTTCTAATACATTTTCAGGAGTATCCATCCATAATGCATCATAATATAGTTCATCTTTTTGGTTATTCAGTAAAGGTACATCACTCATACCCAATTGCTGTAGCTTCTTTTCTCTTTCTGATACATAAACATCTGTTGGAGTACGAGGGTACATAGTAGCCATTTGATTTTCTGGACGCGAAGGCATATTGCCAGTATATAACTTTTCATAAAATCCTTCAGGATTTCTAAAGTATTCACTTTGTGGTAGTTTATAGCGTTCGATATCTATACCTAAACCTTCTAATGCAGCACCATTTCTAGCTTGACGCATGACATATTTTATTGCATCACCATAAACATCTTTACTTGCAATGCGTTCAATATATTCACCAGCTTGCCCATAGCCAGTTTCCATAGCATAGGAATCTAAACTATCTACGAAACCCATTACACTTCCTGGTGTTGCAGGCAACGGGTTGAATATATCAATGTCATGTATTTGTAGATTGTTATTTTCTCTAACGATTTGAGCACAACTTGCATTCCAAGCTACATTAAGTTTATCAATTTGATCTACTAGTAAAGGATCGTTAGTATCTAACAAGTTTTGATGTTCAGCTTCAATCAATGGTATGAAAGCTAGTATTGCTTCGTCCAATGTGCCGAACGTACCAACAGTTGGTACATCAATTGCTCCTGAATCAGCAGGTATGCCGTTGGTTTCGTCACCTGGGCTACCTAAATCAGTATATACACCTTTTAATGTGTCTGATAATAAGTTAGTGAGCTCGACTAATCTAGTAGCTTCAGTGTGATTCATTATGAATTCGTTAGCTTTAGTAATTACTGGAATAGTATCAGTATGAACATAACCTGCTGGTGTGCCAATAATGTCGGCCATTGTTTGTTCGCCAAGACTGCCGCCGCCATAACCATAAACTTCTAATAATGGCTGGGCGACTTCTACCGGCAACGGTTGAGCTAATTGACTCATGTGATTTAAGTCAGTTGAAGTTTCGATATTACTAAATGCTTCTCCAATTTGTCTTAATGAAACTTCGTTACGAATTCCAATAATAGCAAACTGTACACCTAATTCTCTAAAATTTGAAACAGGCATGTTTCTATAACTATTTGGCATCATTTTTGTTATATCGCAAAGATCTCCTAAGTTAGTAATAGAAACAGTTTGGTTCATTTTAAATGCTGTTTTAACAGTATTAATAACTTCTACATCAGAAATTTGTCTTAGAATAGCTAATGAAACTCTATCAAATATAGGATTGTCAACTCCTGCTAACGGTAATCCTGTTGCAACAGCAAAATCAGTAATAGTTGTAATATCTCCTAACCCTGCTTGTAACAGTTGATATATAATGTTACCTGGTTGCATAAGTCTCATTAAATTACTAGCGTCCCAATCGCCTAACGCGATTAAGTCAGCAGATACAGCATTAATGTCTTGACCTAGAGTTGACACACTAAAGGTCATGGCATCTTGCATATTTCTTACTGCTGCACCATATCCGCCTGGTCCGTTGCCAAATTTGTTTGACATAGCTTCAGTAATTGCACCTACCATAACTCTATTACCACCACTTACTGCGGCTGCTGTTTGTATCAAACTAGTATAACGTGAAAGATCGACTCTGCCAGACGCTGCTCCATTAAGACTTACTGTGCCGTTTAAAACGCCAGATGCTACAGCACCTAGTTGAGCACCAAGAGCATAGTTACCAGTCATATTGTTTGATACGTTAGCTATTAATCCAGATAAACCGCCAGCCATACCCATCTGAAACGCAGCACTGGGACTAGCACCTCTTGCTATTCCGCCTAATACGCCTTGTAATCCATTTATAGCGGCACCTGCTAATGCTGGAGGCATAACATTACTTAGACCCGGAATTAATGCACCTCCCATTTGGCTTAATGCTCCAAACGCACTGCCGCTCAGTGCTTGCAAAGGATTAGCACCTGCTACAATGCCGCCTAGTGCGCCGCCTAATGTTTGTCCTAAGAAGGCGCCGCCCGCGCCGCCAGCCGCTGCTCCTAATGCATTACCCAATGCGCCGCCAGCTGCACCTAAAGCGCCGCCCATAATGCCTTGAATCCCTGCTCCACTAAGTGCCGCTGTTGCTGCTCCCATTACAGCAGCTTGTGCTACTCCTCCTAAATTACCTAACAAACCGCCTTTGGCTAATAGTCCTGCAGGACTTGTGCCGCCGCCTTTACACCCAGCGCCGCCAATTTCCATTCCACCTGCACCGCCAGGAGCACCACCGGGTGCCCCGCCAGGAGCACCACCTGCGCCACCTGCGGGAGGAGCACCGTACTCTGAAGTAGCCTGTCCTTCTCCCGTTTCCATCATTTTTTGACCTTCGGGAGTATTTTGATCAACTACATTGCCGTTTTTATCTATAGGATTACCGGTAGCAGTATCATATTTGTACCATGTCTTAGATTCTGCATCATACTGAATGCTAACTTCTCTGCCATTTTCTGTTTTAGTATAAAACGCTCCGCCTTCATCTCTATCACCATATGACCACCCATCCGCTTTAAGTTCTGGCGGAACAACATTTCCTGCTGTTGCACCAGCAGGCATTGATTGCTGGTTTCTAATCATATCAGCTTCTTGTGAGCGTCTTCCTGCATTAACGCCACTGTTATCTCCAGATCTAGATGCAATAGCATCTGCAATAGCATTAGAATCTCCGCTACGAACCGCCGTAACTACGTTGCTGGGAAGACTACCGTAATTGTATGCTACAGATGTTAATGCATTTTGCTCAGCAGGCGAAAGATTATTCCAAGTATCTATACCAACTTGCCCCGCAGCTCTATCAATGTAAGGCTGTACAGCAGAGCCAAACAAAGAATTAGCAGAATCTCTGCTAATTGTATCGCCAGGCTTTACCCAATCGCCGGTTTCAGGATTTCTAGCGTTGCCGTAACCAATAGCAAGTCCATATGGATTACCATTACCTGGATCTCTATATGGCGTTCCTCGGAAGCCTTCAAATTTTGAAATAGTTCCAAACAATCCGTTGAAATCTTTAACTGTGGCCATTAGTTGTTTGTTCCTTTGGATGGTACATTATAAACTTTTTGTTTTGGAGCAGTGTTAACTGTAGAAACAGGATAATCTCTGTTAAACGTTGTGCTAATAGGAACATACGCTGTTCCTTCGTATTGAACATTAGCAAATTGCCGATTAGTTGGATTTTCGTCTGCTAATACAACATTTAATAGCCCTGGTATTGCAGCAGGTACTCTTGTTGTCTTAACTCTTTTATTAGTGCTTAAACTAAATTGATTATTAGCTCTAGCTGCTAAATCAAATTTTTGAGATTCTGTTAATGCACCAATTGGATTAGGTGTACTAAAATACACATTTGCAGAACTTCTTTCATCAGTTATTCTCTTGGGAGCAGGTAATCCACACAAGACAGCTAATGTGTCAGCAGTAGTTGGATATAAATTAGATGTAACAGTTTTATTTTCTATATAAACTACATTTGCTCCCGGTCCTTCATATGCAATAAAAGGACTGCTATTAGAATTTAATGTAGTAGAATATACAAAATCTTCAGGTATATTTTCTAATACTATTCCAGGATTAGTTACAACAGCGTTTCCATATATTGCTGTTATACTATTAGTCAATGTAGTAACATATGTATTGTCTGTAAATGCGTTTGACTGTGTTAATTTTTTAATATATTTGTTTAGTGGAATCGATTCTATAGCTTTGTGTGTACTACTACCAATTATTCCATTTTCAAAATCAAAATCCTTTGTTACTCCATAATGATTAGAATTACCAGGAGAACTATCTGTATCATCAATTGGATTTAATTTAGCAGCGTGTAATCGTTTACCTGAAGATCTAGACTTATGTACTGTGGCTGGAAAATTAACCAAAATACCAGTTACCGGATCTGGTACAGGCGGATGATAACTCTTAATTTGTTCTATATTAGGTATTAATCCACTTCTAGACCAATTAATTAAACTTTTTGAAATAACGTTTTGACCCTTGACCATAACATTCGGTTGATTTTGTGTAATTGCGTCAAAAAATCTATAATTTAAATTATTTTCGGTATATTTGCAAATAGATGTAAATTCAGCTTGTGTGTTTGAAAAAGTATTTTTTATTACACCAAGTAACATTTCTGTTAAAGGTTTAAATTTAAATTCTTTATTTGTAACTGTTGATAAAGCATTAGCAGTCAGTGTTATATTTGTATTACTTACTACATTAGAAACTGTACCTATATAACTTCCTGTATTAGAAAGTATTACAAAATTATTAGCTAATTCAATTTCAAAATTTGTATTAACACCTGTGATAGTTGTACTGGATACATTTGAAGTTATATTTCCTGCTCCGCTTAGAATAGGCCCAGCGTTTGCAAAAGTTGCAAATACTTGTGTTCCAATTTCAAATTGTTTTGCAAATGCTGTACCTACACCGTTAATAATATTTGTAGTATTAGAAACTGTAATAGTTCCATTTCCCCTATGTATATCATCTGTAAAACGCCAAGTATTTTCATCAAAGTCAATTACAGCTTGTGTATAAGTTGAATATTTCCAGTTGCTAGGATCTTTTCCAGTTGACCATGTAATAGCAGAATTAGCTACCAATATAGCAGAAGTGTCGCTTATAACTTCTTTTATTTTTCCTATATATATTTCCTGAGGACCATATACAGAGTGAGGCCATTTCCAAATTACATAAAGATTGCCTAAAGATGTAAAATTAGTGCCCGTTCCTGATAGAATTTTAGAACCAGCAGTAACACTAATATTTCCTGTGCCTTCATCTGGCTCACCAAAAGTACATTCAACTGCTTGAGCAATTAAAGTATCAGTTTCAGGAACATAAACATTTACTACACCATATGCCATTATTAACCCTTAACTAAAACATCTTCGCTGGCTTTGATCATTTTATGTTTACACTGATCAATGGTGCCTTTAAATGCGATTGGCATCTTTTCAACTAATACAGTATCATCACCTTTTGCAATAGGATTCATTGGGTGAGGTTTTTTAGGATTTTGGCCTGGATGTTTGACTACGTTGGCTTTTGATTTAATGCCTGTCTTCTTGCCGTTAACTAAGACAGTTTCGGCACAACCTTTTTCCAGTCGTGCTTTCTTTTCATTAATATCACCATATCTACAAACACCTTTACCTGACATCAGTTTTCCTTAAATTAATCCTGTTGCTAGCTTGATTCCAGTGGTTTTTTCCAAATACTGACTGCTCAAACTTTGTTCGCATTTGGCATGAAATGCTACTGCATGTTTATTTAACATCACAAAATTTGCTGGATCTGAACTAATGGGAATTGGCATCATACCTAAACCGCCTTGAGGCGTATTAATTAATGCCATTGGCTTATTAAGTACATATTCGTTAGTACGTTCTTCGTTGATTCTTGCTATAACTTCTTCGCCGCTAGTAAGTTTAAATGTTACTACGTCATTTGAGTTATACGTTTTTTCCATTAACATATTGCTGTATCCTTATGTTTAATTCATCAGGCAGCAACTTACGCAATCCATCGTAGCCACCTTCTACTAGAATTCTACCTTCTAGATAGATTTGTGGAACAGTGCGATGACCTTTACTTTTAATAAACTCTAAAGCAGAAACGTCTTCGCTTATATCAATCTTTTGATATTCAAATCCATTTTTCTTTAGATAGTGTTCGGCACCATCACAATATGGACAAAGTGGTTTGCTATAAAGAGTAATCATTGTTGTTCCTTATTAATTTATTATAATTTAAAACCGCTGAAGCTATTCTCGGTAACATCTTGTTTGGTGCCACCAATAATATACGCACTTATTTCTGTTTCTTGAGGAGCAACTTGAACGTCCGAACCAGCAATCCATTTTTGTGTCCAGGGCAGTGGATTTTCTTTGCTCTTATAAGGGCAAGGCAAACCAACAGCAGTCATCCGCTTGTGTGCGATAAATTCTACATATTCACTTAGCAACTGTTCATTAAGTCCAATCATACTGCCATCTTTAAACAGATAGTTTGCCCACGCCTTTTCTTGATTAACAGCATCAACAAACAACTTAACGCAATCTTCTTTTGTTTCTTCTGCAATGTTAGCAAAGTCCGGATCATCCTTAGGCAATAACTTTAGTAGTGTCTGTGTGCCAGCAAGATGTAGATTTTCATCACGAGCGATGAATTTGATAATCTTAGCATTACCTTCCATCTTTTTAACTTCAGCAAATGCCCAGCTGCAAGCAAAGCTAACATAGAAGCGAATACCTTCTAGTACATTAACTGACATAAGAGCCATCCACAGCGCCTTCTTGTGTCCGTAAGTACCTAACGTGCCGTAGCTGTCGCCATTATTATTGAAACTGATTAGCTCATCGTAATACTTGCTAATGTCGCCAGCACAGTCAACAATTTCAGCAATGTCCATCATTTCGTCAAAGATCTTACTGGGATTTGAATAAATGTTGCGAATAATGTGTGTATATGAACGACTGTGAATAGTTTCGCTAAATGTCCATGTAGTGACCCAAGTTTCAAGTTCAGGCAAGCTACAGATAGGACCAAAGGCGGCTGTAGGTGCTCGCCCTTGAACTGAATCCAATAGAATTTGTCTTTTCAAATTACTTGTAAAGATGTGCTGTTCGTGTGCTGTTAGATCTTTAAAGTCTTTAGCATCTCTAAGGATATCAACTTCTTCAGGACGCCAAAAGAAACCCAACTGCTTGTCAGTTAGTTTATCAAATTGTCGATACTTCATTGTGTCAAAGCGTTGGATAGTTACACCACTATCAAAAAATGCTCTTTGTTTAGTGTGATCTTGTCGATTAGTAATATCAAATACGCTTTGACTCATGATTGTTCCTTTTATGTGTAAATCTAATTATATACTAAATTGTACACGAATCGCAATTTTCTTGACTAGGTAATTCTACCGGAAGATCCTCGACAAACTTAGCAATATTAATTTCGCCTTGCCCATCATAGGTATTGAAGTAATACAATGTCTTTCCCCCATATTTGTAATGCATGAGAGTATGACGTATCATGTCACTCATCGGTACCTTTTCATCTGGGTAAAACTGTGGATTATATGAAGTATTAACTGAGATAGCTTGATCGATATACTTCTGTAGAATAGCACAAATTTTAATATAGCCTTCGGGACTAGGTTGATCCCATAACAATTCGTATTTGCTTTTGAGTTTTTTGAACTCAGGAACAACTTGCTTTAACACACCGTGCTTGCTCTGCTTAATTGAAATATAACTACGTGGAGGTTCGATACCGTTAGTAGCATTAGCAATTTGAGCCGATGTTTCAGCAGGCATCAATGCCATTAAAGTTGAATTACGAATGCCATACTTCTTTGCATCTTCGCGCAACGTAGCCCAATCACAACGTTCTTCATAAGCAACAAGTTCGTCAATATCTTGCTTGCGACTATCAATTGGCATTATACCTTGTGCATACTTTGTTTCATTTGATTTAGGGCAAGCACCTTTTTCTTTGGCAAGTTCAACACTGGCTTTAATAAGATAATAACTCATTGCTTCCATATATTCGTCTAGCTTGGTTAGGCTGCTGTCATCGCTATACTTAAAGTCATTCTTAGCTAGCCAGTAAGCCAGGTTAATAATACCAATGCCTAAAGGACGACGATTCATTGTGCTAATATATGCTGCTTTAACTGGATAGTTTTGATAATCAAGCAATTCATCTAACGCACGAACTGCCAGTCTGCAAGGGCGTTCAAAGTCTGAAGGTTCTTTAATGTTACCCCAGTTGACTGCTGACAACGTGCAAAGACTAATTTCGCCCGCTTCATCGTAAATGTTTGTAAGAGGTCGGGTAGGCAATGCAATTTCACAGCACAAGTTTGATTGACGAATTGGAGCAACATCTTCAAGGAATGCGCCGTGTGAATTGACATTGTCTACATTCATAAGATAAACACGACCTGTATCTTTACGCTCTGTCATGAAGTTTGTAAAAAGTTCAAGTGCCTTTACCTTCTTCTTACGAAGTTTTATATTTCGTTCAGCTGCCTCATAAAGATCACGGAACTTGTCCTGATCATTAAAGAACGCATCATATAAGCCAGGAACGTCGCTGGGTGAGAACAGTGTGATTTCACCACCAGTAATTAGACGTTCATACATTAGTTTATTAAACTGTACGCCGTAGTCCATATGACGCACACGAGTATCTTCTGTACCTTTATTGTTCTTTAGTACAAGTAAATCTTCTACTTCAAGATGCCAAATTGGATAGTAAAGTGTTGCAGCACCATTGCGCACACCGCCTTGACTACAACTACGCACAGCTGATTGAAACAACTTATAGAATGGAATAACACCAGTGTGACTAGTGTCGCCGTTGCGTACAGGACTTCCCAATGCGCGGATACGTCCCGCACCAATACCAATGCCTGCCTTTTGACTCACATACTTAACGATAGCCGATGTTGTGGCATTAATTGAATCGAGACTGTCGTCTGTTTCAATAAGAACGCATGAACTAAACTGACGTTGAGGAGTTCTTAGTCCGGCCATAATAGGTGTTGGTAAACTAATATCATGCTTGCTAATGCACTCATAATAGTCTTTTACCCAGGACAAGCGAGTTTCCTTGTCATATTTAGAAAACAGAACCGCTGCGACCAAAGCGTATAACACCTGAGGTGTTTCCATGATCTGCCCAGTGACTCGATTCTGCACTAGATATTTGCCACGTAGCTGCTCCATAGCAACATAAGTCAAGCTCATATCTCTTGTATGATCTATAAAGGAATTAATCTTATTCCATTCTTCTTCTGTATAATCTTTCAGTAAATCAGCGTCGTACCAACCTTCAGCTACATTCTTCTTAATAAGATCAAGAATGTGCCATGGTTCATAATCACCATAAACTTCTTTACGAAGATGATAATTTACAAGTCTACCTGCAACATATTGATAATTTGGACTTTCTTCGCTAATAAGATCAGCCGCAGCTTTGATCATAGTTTCTTGAATATCAGTAGTTTTAATATCATTGTAAAATTGAATTTGACTACGTATTTCAACTTCACTCACACTGACATTTTTGAGGCCTTCAGTTGCCCAGAATACAACTTTGTGGAGTTTTTCTACATCAAGTGGTTCTTTTCGGCCATCACGCTTGATGACCATAGTTCTATTTGCGTTCATCGACTAACCTTTTCTAATTCTTAATAGGTAAATTTATGGCAGTTAAAATATATGTTGGACTCGGCAAATGCTTTGTCGTAAGGATATTTACTGATTGTCCCAAGTGGTAATTAAGCATATATTTCTGGTCTTCTAATGAGACTAAATTAAATGTTTGATGTTGGGATGGAATGTGATAATGTTCTATTTTCATACTGTCTTTATATTTGTAATTTGAATAGTATAGCGTATAAAACATCCCTAAAGCAATAGAAATATTACAAAAAACACCGTCACTTATAAGTGTCCATGCATCGGGCCACGCTCTTGGGTTGTCGTATGTGAGATAATTATTGCTTAATGGTGCATGAGCCCATACTTTTGCAACTCGTTCTATATCATCTGGCCATGTGTTTAAACTACTTCTAAATTCTCGCCAGGCAAGTATTTTTTGTTCTGGTCTACCGAAAAACATTAATACTTTTGATTTTGCTGTATAACAGTTTCTTCAACTTTATCTGAAGGTTTCAATTCTTCTAATCTATAAATTATTGGGTTAGAACCATTTACCATTACTTTTCTACCTGTAATTATTTCTCTAAAAACTAATTTAAATTTATCTTTTTGCTCAAAATGATCTACGTAAACAATAACTTCTTCGTCGCCAATCCAATATGTTAGTTTTGCTCTTGGCGTCATAATGTTTTTTACTTTAGCGAAGAAACCAACTTTTTCAACAGCGGAGTCTATGCTTACATTAACTGATTCTGAGTGCGATGTCTTTTTAAAAATGTTTATTTTTTTAACTAACCAAATACTAAAATTCCAAATTGGTTTTACAAAAGAAAAAATTTTAGATAAAAACAAAACAAATGTTTTTAGCTTTCCAAACAAAATAATAAGATCAGCAAATATTGTCATTTTGTTTACCAAATTGTTTTTAGATAATCTTCAGCAATAGTTATATCAAAATCAGCAGGGTCGCTGTTGTCACTTGTATATAACAAATCTAACGTTGTGCCATTACCATCTAAACTAAACACAACACCAACATCTCCTGTTTCATTGCTGTCATCATCTATGTTATAATTTCCAGAGTCTATATTATAGGATACCGAAAGTGTTCCTATTCTTGTTTCCCCGTTTCTAACTATTAGATACTTTATACGTCTGTTATAAGAATCATCATTGAACAAAACTGAGAAACCAACAGGTTCATCTGTAACATTAGCAGTTAATGTATAAGTTTCGCCGCCGGCTTGTTCGTATAATCCAAGTCGTATTTCGTGACCACCAAACCATGCACTTGTATCTTTATTTCCTTGTACCCATTGGTAGCCAGAAGTATATGATTCTTCTTTAGTTCTATCAAATTGATCATTAATACTAGAGCATCCAACACTTAATGTACCAAAATCTATAATAGGATCTTGTGCATTACCTATACCTAAATAACCGTTACCGACATCTCTATAACTATTAAAGGTACTAGTAATATTAGTTGCATAATTAGTTTTAATAGCTGGGCCATAAATTAAATCAAAAATACAATTACTTACAGTCATAGTATTAACCATGCCGCCTGTCTCAGTGAGATAAATTCCTCTAAACATATTATTAAATGTACAACTATTAATAATTATATTTCTGCTATATTCAGTGTCTGGCTGGAAAATGCCATAATTATATTTTTCAAAATAACAGTCATTGATATTAATATCAGTTGGTGGCGCCATAGTAGAACCTAGAATATAGATTCCAGTCCATTCATTTCCAGCACCTGTTGGAAGATTTTCGTTGCCAATGAAGCTAATTCTATCAAAAGTTATTTTGCTACCAAATGTTAACCAAACTGCATCTGCATTTGATCTTAGTCCCATATCAGCAATTAATATGTCACTGGGTAATGTAGCACCATTGTATCCAATTTGTGCGCCAATCTGTTGTTTACTATCAGCAGTTGTTAGAACATAACTTACATATGAAGGATCTGCTGTTTGAATGATTATTGTATTATTCGTCCCTTCGCCTCTTAAAATAGCATTATTAGGAACATTGATACCATCACTTACAATATATCTGCCAGCTGGAAACCATAACACTTTTCTTGCAGCTGGTGCATTTGTTCTGCAATATATTTCATAAAGTGCTCTGTTAATAGCTTCAGTATCATCAGTTAGTCCATCACCTTTAGCACCAAAATCTTTAACACTAACAAAATCATCTAACTTCTTTTGAATAGTTCTGATAGTTTGATTATCACCAAATAGATAACTTGTGCCAGTCCATTCGTCGCCGTCTAAACTTGTAAGAATTAATCCTTTGTTACCAACTGCATTAAATTGATTATTTTCGTAAATTATATCTAAAATATCCGCAGTTGACAAATTTGCTATATTAAAAGTTCTATTTGTTTTACTAATGAAATTTTGACCATCTTCGCTAGCATAAATTGTATCATATTGCCCCACCACAACATAATAACCTTCGCCATATGAACTACTGTAAAGTGTTGGTCCATTAACCCCTGTTGTATTATTTTCAATAATCGCCAAAGATTGATATGTTAAAGAATCATAGTTATTGATATCTAATCCAAATATTGTGCTATAACCTACGTTACCTAATATCCAAAACTTATCAATACCATATTGTATATTGAATAAGTGATTGGTTGATGGAACCGAAACTGAGAACCATGAGATACCATCAGCACTACCGATTACAGTTGCATTATTTCCCACAGCATAATAGTTTTGATAAACTACAGCATTAATTGTATATGTAATATAATTTACATGGTGCAAGTCTTCAGTAGTAATACCTGTTCTATCTACCCAAGTTACACCAATACTTCCCATAGATACATCGCTGGTTAATATAGTACCTTCGGTACCAACAACAACTGCTCTAGTACTGGATATTGTAACACTATTCAATCCGCTACTGACACCACTTACTCTAGCAGTCCAACTTGTTGCGTTAGAACTAGTTAAAATAGTACCTCCGTCTCCTACAGCAATATAGGTTGTGGTAGTTGTCCAAACTTCTATGCCATATAAATTATCAGTTACTCCACTAGTTTCTTCAGTCCAAGTAACACCGTCACTGCTGGTTAAAATTGTTCCAGTATTACCTACTACAACATATAAACCGTTAGTTGAATCATATATGATTTTGTTTAAATTTTCTGTAACTCCAGAAGTTTGTGTATTCCAAGATATTCCATCATTACTAGTTAAAATTGTTCCGTTAAAACCAACAGCAACAAATTGATTGTCAATTGAACTATAGACCACATCATTTAAATTATTTGTTGTAGGACTGGTTGTTGCATTAAGTGTAGTAGCACTAATAAAAGTATCAATATAGTATATAATGCCACCGTCGCCAACTAAAGTCCAAACTGTGCCATTGTTTGCGCTTGCTCTAAATGTATCAGCATAACCATACTGCCAATCAGTTGCATCTTCAGGACTGATTAGAATAGTGCAATATTCTCCTGTTGCAATCCATTGATCTTGTGTATAATTAATACTTTTTAAATTATAATTCGTAGGAGTAGGTTCGATTGTCCAAGTAGCAGCATTTGTACTAGATAAAATAATACCATTATTTCCAGCAATACCCAATACACCGTCAGCTTCACTGTAAGCTATGGAATTTAAACTTTCAGTTACGCCTGAAGATTGCACAGTCCAAGTAATAGCATCAGAACTAGTAATAACAGAACCAGTATTGCTAATTGCCACGAAGCTTGTAATTGCGCCGCCTGCATAAGTTATGCCTGTTAATGTTAAAAATACACTTGTATCAGCTTTATTCCAAACAGATCCATCTGTACTATAGATTATAGTTCCCGAAGCGCCAACTGCAACAAATTTACCATCGCCAAAACATACATCATTTAATGTGTTTGATGTTCCGCCATACACAGGGGTCCAAGTTATTGTATCAACACTGGTTACAATGCCGCCATTAACACCAACTGCCACATAAGTATCAGCACCGTAAGCAATAGCATTTAATCTGCTATTTCTTCCTCCAGTAGTTGGGGTATATCCAGCATCAGCATTTTTAAATGTATATGTTTCTGCTAAAGCAAGAACATCACTATGTTCTGTTAAAATTTCTGTTACACCTGTTCTTGGTGCACCTTCAGCGGTTGTTCCATTACCTATATACAATTTTTGTGTATCTAAACTCCAGCCTAACTCTGCACTTGCTAGAAGCGGCAAATCTTGCTGTAAACCTCGACGATGTTGAATTCTTGAGATACTTACTATAGCCATTTATAAATCTCACTTTTGTATATTTAGTGAGAATAGGATACTAGTTATCCTGAAGATAGTACTGGTGAACCTTATCAAACCATTTATCTGTATATTCAGTCAGATCTACAACCCAATGCTGTGGTTGAACATCTTTACTGCACATTAAAATAACACCTTGTTTGATATTGGTGCCATGCACGGCGTTATGCGCAGCAGCATATGCAGCAGCTTGTAGAAAATAATCTTCGATCCATTCTGTCTTTTTAGGCTTATTGGTTTGCTTGAAGTCAATAATACTAGGTATACCATCGTATACCCCGACAAGATCAGTTGTGCCTGCATACAACTCAGGATAATATAATCCAACTTCACTGCCCCACCATTCATCTAACTTAGGGTCTAGATAATTGTTAATAATGGCAGTGGCCATTTTAGCACTTTGCTGATGCACTAGATTGGATTTATTTTCAATTTTGCCGTGAGCTAGCCAATGTTCCAAATGACTATGCATACTAGTTCCGCGATTAGCCGCTTCACTTGTAATAGCAGCAGCTTCTTTATGGCCTACTCGATTACGCCATTCTTGCAAAGCCTGCTTTTTTTCTTCTGATTTAGTTTTATCGAGAATAGTTGTTACACTAGCTACAGCACGACCGTCGGGGGTAACGTATTTCCGCCCCTCGTTAGTTTGTTTACGGTTTATTGGTGTATAGTTAAATCTTTCTTGATATCTTACCAGTTCACTAGCCAATATAAACTTATCCCATTATCGCTTTTACGATTAATAGTATATCCTAGTTTTGTAAAATAGTCAATTACTTTATTCATTTCAGCAGTTTTTATAGTTGATGATACATTGCCTTGCCATACTGTGTAATAAGCATTCGCTAATGTCATTGGAGTACCAATAACATAAGTTCCGTTAACTTCGGTATTACTATTAGCATATATGGCAACAGCAGACTCGTTTGAATCAATAGCTGTAAGAACATTTAAATTAATCAAGAAAATTTCTGTCTCAACTAAAGTTGAATTTATAGTTTGCGTTGTAATATTTGTAACTGATAGCATAGCAAATTACCTATTTTTATTACTTATCAGTTAATACTCAGTTTTTCATCTTGAGCAGTAGTAGATAGTTTATAAAGTTTTTCCAGTATACCATCATTTCGAAGCATTTTAAAAGCTAAGTTTTCTGGTCCGAATTCGCCATTGGCAGATAAACCAGCAGCTCTCATATCTTTTATTCTAGTTTTAATAGAATCTAATTTTTGTAAATCTTTACTCTTTATTGCCTGTGATATTTCATGTCTTAAAAATTCATATTTGTGTTTAGTATTAGTGATGTCAGGTTTTATCATTATGGGTTTAGGTTGCTTAATCCACTTGTCTTGTAACAAGCTATAAATTCCGTTACTAATGTGTGGCTGACTTGCTTCTTGCACATATACTTCTACTGCAATTCCTCGCATACTAATATCATGTTGTTCATTAAACAAACTTTTCTTAGCAAGAAATAATTCTTTTAGGATATCATAGCATTTATGTTTCTCATCTACTACTAAGTGTAGATCAATATCACTTTTTAAATTATAATTATAACTTGCATTACTTCCACTTATTGTAATATCTTCGAGCTGTAAGTCTGGAATATTAATAAACTTGACAAAAGCTTTAGCTACTAAAAGCAAATGATATTCTACTTCTCGTCGAAGATTATTTTCGTACCATAATTTTGGATTTAACTCATCATGAGTTTTAATTAAATCATCTAAATTCATGATGTTTTACCCTGCTCTTCCTCTTCACGCTTCTTCTTTATGTCGGCCCAATACTTTTCTTCTGCCGCATCATATATTGGCTTCCATTTGGCTTTCATTGCCATAACAAAATCCCATGGATTATTGACACCCATTTGTCTAAAGATTTTAAGGAACTTTACTAAGCCCGGACTTGCTTTTCGTTTTTCATTATGAATATCTGCTTCTAAACCGCGAACAGCATCGTCAAAATAATACATAATTTTATCTGCTACTCGTTTACCTTCTTTGCTTAGACTGTCCTTATCCTTAGCAAAGTAAACTTCACGATAACCTTTAAACCAATCTTTTTCTGTGCGCGGCCAATTATCACCAAACTTCTTAATTTCTGGATTCACAAGTTTATTAATATCGATATTAATTGCACGTCTAGTATCTTGTAGTACGAATTCATGTTCGCCCTCGTAGATATAATAAGGAATGCTTAATTGTTTAGCTCGAATTAATATAGTACGAAGATATTCGTTTAACTGTGTTTCTGTTGGCTTCATTTGCCAAAGAATATGTATGCTTTTAATCAGCTCTTTTGGATTTTTAGGAAAAGGAATATACGGTTCGTTACTGAATACACGATCTTCCATTTCACTGTAACGACCTTGTATTCCTTGGCCATAGTATCTGCCGCTGTTTTTACCCCAATAATCTACTGGGCCGCCTTTATAACGCTGATTGAACCAGTCGCCATTTAGTTCAAATACAAGACCTGATTTATGAAATTGATGAAGTGTATAGTCGCCCACTTTACTGCGTGTAGTGCTGAGATAATATTCTTTACCTCTAGCTAGATCACGTTCTGTTTTCGTGCCACTGCTAGCAGTAAGTCTAAAGTGATTGTTTTTTAGAATTTCAGCCGCATTGGGTAGGCTGGTAAAATGATAAACAATACTACTGACGGATTCAAATAAATCATTTAAATGCATACAATATTTATTGTATAGGAGCGTTTATATCTTTAGCTGCTGATTTCGCCATCTGATCAACTACTTTATTAGGATCTACACTTTGATCATGCGATACAAATTCAGGTTCTTTTCCAACAGTAATTTCTTGTTGATTAAAATTACTTACCAAACCTTTAACTCTCGGTTCTGTTTCATAAATTTGTAAAAAATCGCCATAATTGAAACTATACCCAGCATTATTCATTAAATTAATAACACTTTTCATTGGGACTTTGGCAGACTTTACGCCCTCGTCGCCTTGTCCCAATGTAGCTGCCAGATGTTGTAATATAGTCAGTAGTGTACCTGTTTGACTTCTAACAAAATCTGGCGTTATTTCCATAAGTTTCATATTAGGCTCTCTTGCCGCGACCTAATTCTGCCGAACCACCTGTTGCTGCATCACTTGTAGCCATTTCTTCTTCGTCATCAGCTCTGGGAATAACAGGCGCAGCGCCTGCTTCTGGTGCAGCACCTAAATCTGCACCAACTGGGGCGCCAGCACCAACTTCAACGCCAGCTGCTGGTGGTGCTACACCACCCATTGGCATTGCTTGTTCTCCTGCTACTGCTCTTGCTGCGGCATCCATTGATTCTCTAGCAAGTTTAACTGCATCCATTAATGGATTTAAGGAAGCTTGTGCAGCAGTATTAAATGCTTGTGCTTGATCCATACCAACACGATCACGAATAGTATCCATTAAACTTGGAAGTTCTTCGTTAACCATTCCGCTAATCTTTTCAACCATCTTTTGGATTTCGTCTACCATGCCACGAGCAGCAACAATAGCAGATGCATGATCTACTTCGCCTTCATTTAGCTGTGTGCTTCCTGATAAAACACTACGTAAGAAATCCATTGCTTCTTCAACTGATTCTTTCTTAGCCATTTTAGTAGCAGTGGCATACATTACTTCTTCGCCGCGATCACCGTAACGCTTATCAAAATCGCCCTTGACCTTCTTCATGCCTTTAGCGTACTTTTCACGCTTCTTGATCTCTGAAGGTGATAAAGTACGTTCAGCAAGCATGTCTGCACGTTCATTTAACCAAGATTCTAAAACTTGGCTAACAAGCATAGCTTCCATATACTGTGGATTACGTTCTGCTTGATGAGAAAGACTGCTTGTTTTAATAGTTCTAATTTTATTAGAAACTTTATTCAAAGTATTATGGGCATCCATCTCACTTAAATCTTTAAGATTAAGACGCCAGTTATAAACACTCTCAAGTTGCTTGTTTAATTCTGCACTTGTAAGCTTTTGGCCAAATTCATTGACGATCATGATAAAACCCTCGTTTAATATATTTATTGCAAACCGACAGATTTTTCTAATTCAAAAATTCGATTATTCAGTGTTTGCAACTCAAAAATTGTTCTACTGTATCTATCTTCAAACAACTCGGGCTTAATTTTTTTGGCTATTTTATGTTCGAAAAGTATTTTATCATGCTTTAAAATTGATAAGTTTGCATCAATAGCATAAACATTTTCTGCAACATTTGGTTGTTTTTTAGTTAATGCAGCAGCAAAAAGTATTGCTAGACGTTTGTTTCTTAAATTACAGACATTAAATCCTGCTTTATCTACTACAATCCATTCAGAATTTTTAGATATAATACGAAAATTGTTTACTTTATATCCGTTTTTAGTTGTAGTTAAAACTATTGAATTTTTAATAGATTCAACTTGTTTGTTAACGAAATTTTCAATTTGATTGAATAGTTTCTTTCTCATTTAGCTATTATAAGTTAACCAATTGCATGAGTCAAGATTAGTGTAGATTATTTTTTACTATGTAGATTAGAAGCCCAATTAGTGTTGATGATAAGAAGCCTATTATTGTTAAACCAAAAGCAAGCAATTTTTTGTATGCTTGATTTTCTTTTTCGGCCAACATTTCTTTAATTTCTTTAACTAGAGTTTCTACATTTGAAAGTCTAGTTTCCATTCTTTCCATATTATCTTTCATAGCATCGTACCTTTGAGCACACAACTCAACATGAGCTTCAAGGCTTTCCTTTTCAATGTCAGTTGTTGTTGTATTAACACTCATAGGTTTTCTCGCTGCCATCTATTATTTATTCATTATACACATAATAAATGTTACAAGCAGGTCCTTCTAATATACAACAACAAGGCGGGTGTATAATATTATGTTTGTCTAAAAGAGGTATCATTTCGGTATCTTTTACTAAATTTGCTAAGGGATTACCATTTAAATTAAACACATCGTGTTCAATTTGAAATTCAAATGTCCATATTTTACCCTGACCAATGTAAAGTTCGCCAAAGTTATACTGAGATAAATCATCTTCAATACATACAGGAAATTTATTAATAAACGGTTGCGTTCTTAAACTTATAACTTGTACAAGTGTATTCCAGTTTCTTGTTTCGCTTCGTGTACCTTTATCTGATATATCAAATAAAGTATAACATGTATATCTTGAATTTATCACAAACTACTTAGTAGTCAAAAAGAAAGGGCAAAAAATTTGCCCTTTCTAAACTAACATACATCTTAAAATTAAGCGTATGTAATTGTGCCGTCACCGTTGATTTCTGTACCAGAAGTTACAGCATAATCACCTGCTGTGCCGCCTACTGTTGCAGCTAGAGCGTCGATAAATGCGCCCCAAGCTCCTGCTGTTGTGTCGCCAGCACCATCATTTACTGTTGCTGCATCAAAAACACAGCTAAAGTAGTCTGAACCGCTGTCACGAGCACCTAGAATTACAATTGACCCAACAACTTGAGCTGCCTTAACAGCCTTGCTGTAACCACCTTCAGTGATTGCAGTACCTGCGCCGCCAGTATCAGCAGTGAACTTGTTAGTTGCTGCTACCTTTACGAACTTTGGCTGATAACCATAAAAACCACCAGCTGCTGGGGCACCATTAAAACGAGATACGTCTGCCATTTTATTTTCTCCAAAAAATTGCGTTTGTTACGCTGTAATTATTTATACTGGAGATATAATTTAGCCCCGGTTTGCAGATACTTTTACACCGCTTTTAAACTGCTTGTTATAATATTTTCTGCGTTCTTCAGGACTCATTGTAGAAACATCATCTGGATTAGTAACTGGGCCAGTGGCTGCTGTCACACTTACTCTTGGCTTTGGAGGTTTGGGTGTAGCTGGAATATATGTTTGTCCAGTCCCACTCATTGTAGCCGTTGCTGAACCGCTGTACGACATTGGATTAGGTTGTGCTGCTTTTGGTGCAGTTGTTTTTACAGGTTTTCCAAAATTTACATTAACGTTACTGGGTTTTAAAACGTTATAGGGATTAGTAGTATTGCTTTGATTGACATAATCTAATTGCTTTTGTGCCCAGTAACCGGGGTCTGGATTAATTGCTTGTTTATCGCCGGTTGCTAATTTGCTTGGATCAATCTTGCCAGATTCAACATCTGCTTGTAGTTTACTAAGATATAGATCATCTTCTTGTCTATAATCACGTGATGTATCATATCTATTTCCAGATCTCGGTGAGAAAGCTCCTACCAACTGATCCCACCATCCTTCGGTAATATCTTTAATCTTCATCACGTATTCTCCTAAGACCCCGAATAAATTTATTAGGATCTCTGCCTTTAATGCTGTTTATTAAACGTCTTTCCAATTCATCAGCATCTTCAGCATCATATGTTTCTCTTATTTGATGAACTAAATTTATAGCACTGTTAATAATATGATTAGCACGACTTTCAATCACAAGATTTCTATCATGGGTAGGAACCATCGAACTAATTTCATCTAATATACTACGAGTCTGTTTACGCAAGATTTATCCTCAAATATATTTATTGTATTCTATTACTAAAAAAAGATAATATATGTATATGAACTGCTATATTACTTTAAGTGATCCTAATAATCAAATCAAAAAATTTACACTAAAATTCAATCTATTTCCGATAGAAATAGCTTATCGTTGGCGAGATTTGGTGTTAAAAGCACAAAGTTTGGGTTATAAAATTGACAATCCTAATAGGTTTTATGGTTTTAAAGAGAAATCTATAGATATAATTGATAGTATAAATCAAATAAATCAAACATGTGAAACTATTAATAGCTATCAAAATATTATAAAAAGAAAATTAGAAGATATTAATGATCAAGATACATTAAATTATCTGCATCATATATTTGAAGAATATCATGGCCTATTAGATCAACAAAAAAATAAATTTTGGATAGATGCACCAGTTACAGTTAAACAAGCATTAGCTAATTTAAACATTCAGGTACATAGGTTAGAATCATTACAACGTAAAAATATGCCTAGATTTGTTGTTACATATTTTGGTTTACCAAAAGATCAACAATTAAAATTAGAAGATTTTAACTATATGACTAATCATTATCAATTTGGTGGTTTATATTTAAATTATGTTGAGATTGGCAAAACACTTGAAGATTTAATGAAAGACGATGATCAATATATCAGCGTCGATGCTTTTAAACCGTGGAAACATTTTTCTGCTGATTTTAAAGTAATGTTAGCAAATAGTAATACAATTGAAGCTCGAGTTGAAAAACAACAATGTAGAAATTATTTTAATACACATCGAGAGTTTTTTGAATCATTGGGATATAAAGAATTTGATCCTAGATTAAGACCTGGAAACATACAAATTGGTCAAATGGAATATATCAACGAAAAAATATTAGAACAAATTACCAATCATCAATTAATAGAATCTGTAGATTTTGATTAAGATGTTGATTTAATATTTGCTAACATTTGTTTTAGTTTGCTGCTTTGTATATCAGGATTAATTTTAGCTTGAGCAGGAATTGAGACTGATGCATCACTTAACTGACTTTTAGCTTTAATATTGTCAAAAATTGCACTGTTATTTCTTTTCTTAAAATCTTTGTTTCCTTCATCTTCAGGAGCATCCATAATACGCAATGTATCAACATTAAAGTCTAGATCCACTTTCTGACCAACACCGCTTGAACTTCGAGTTTTCATACACTGCAACTGATATCTACCGTGCTCGCGCATTGCACGACTTGTAAAGATACCAAACAAGTTGTCTGCTGTATTGATCTTACTGATACCACCAGAGATATGACTGTGATCAAATTCGACTTCTTCAACTGCGGCACGATTTAACTGACTAGCAGTTACTAATAGAATTTGTAATTCTTTTGCTAAGTTACGAACTTCTTCTGCTACATATTTGTCCTTTACGAACAAGTCACTGGGACTGACTTTAGCACTGACTGGCATTAACAGATCGAGATAATCAATCATAATAAAATCAATTTTACGACTTGTTTTAATCTGAAGCTCTTTAAGATAAGCACGAATATCGTTTACATTACTTTGAGCTGGCATGTACTTGATCTGCAAGTTGCCAGAACGCTTGTGCATCATTCGCACTTTCATATCAACATTATCAATATCCTTAAAGATATCTTTACTACCAATGTTTGCAAGCATACTGTCAACACGCATACTAGTCAGTTCTTCACTAAGTTCTAATGTAATATAAACACCATTGAGCCCTAACAACATCCAATTGACAGCAATATTCTGCATGAATAAAGATTTACCACTACCGGATCCGCCAGCAAAAATATTGAGTTCGCCTTTGTTGAATCCGCCGTATAACAATCTATCTAATGTAGACCAGCCTGTACTTACTTGTCCGTTGTTTTCTTTAATTTTCAATAATCGAGCTTTTGGATCAGCAAAGTAATCTGTACCCATATCTTTAGTTAAACTAATTTGTACAGCATCTTTAATTAACTTTTCAACTGGATCGTACTCACCCTTTTCCAATAAGTCTGCCGCTTTAAGAATTGCACGTTCTAATTCTTTTTGTCTAGTAAACCCTTCAAATTCTTCAAGAAACCAATTGTAATGATCTTCATTAAGTCCCGGAGCAGGTTGTAAATCACTTCTGCAAACAGCATTGATTTGCTCAAAAGTAGGCATTGTGTTGTGTCGCTCACAATGTTCTTTCATAAACTCTGCTGCCAAACGTAAACTAGGATCAAAATTTTCAATATTATAGATATTTTGAACACGTACAAAACTCTGAGGGTCTTGTAGCATCATTTCTAAAAATAATTTTTGGATATTAGCTTTATAAGATTTAGACATTATCTGTATAATAACTTATTCAATTGTATTTGTCATTATCTATTCATATAATAAGTATCACATGTTTAAATCAATCGAACCCGCATTTGCACCTGAGCATCGACCAAGCTTTCTATTAGATTGGGAAGTTACATTACGATGTAATTTAGATTGTAGCTATTGCAATGAATGGGGACATGATAATAAAACTGCTCATCCAGAATTAGACCGTTGCAAGAAAACAATCGATTTTATGTTTGAATACGTAGATTTGTATATGCAACATAAAGCCAAATGGACCAAAAGTGTAGTGTTAAACATTTATGGCGGAGAAAGTTTATTTCATCCCGATATTGAAGAAATATATAAACTGCTAACATTAAAATATAAAGAAAATTATGCAGACAAGTGGCCGCTAACAGTAAACACAACAACCAACTTAGTAGCTGGAAAAAACCTATTAAGTAAATTATTGCCCTATATCGATAATTGGGTTGTGAGCTATCACACTGAAGCAAACGAAAAACAAAAAAAGCAAGTTAAAGATAATTTACTTTTTTTGAAATCAAAAAACGCCAACATTAAAGTTACTGTATTAATGAATCCTTCAAAATTTGAAGATGCTATTACTATGATAGATTTTTGTGAAGAAAATAAAATAAATTATCTTCCAAGACAATTAGATCAACTGGAAGGCAGCGATCGTTTCAATTACAATAAAGATCAAATAAATTGGTTTAACAATTTTTATAAAAGTAAAACTTATAAAACAGAAGCATTACATATTGAAGAAAATGATAACACTGATTTAAGCCAAGAAGGTCGTGCTTGTTGCGGCGGGCGCCAGTTTTGTTCTAATAAAAATTATAAACAAAGAGAATTCTTTATTTCCAATCGATTTACAGATTGGAGTTGCAGTGTAAATTGGTTCTTTCTTTATATTAAACAACAGACAGGTAACATTTATAATAACAAAGACTGTCGGATGAGATTTGACAATACAGAAGGACCAATTGGTACTATAGATCAAGCTGATAAATTAATTGCGGATTTAAAACATTGGTTAGAAACTAATTCTATGCCAGTTATTAAATGTGCAAAATCATCGTGTTGGTGTGGAATGTGTGCTCCAAAAGCAGAAAATATTGAAACTTTTCACGAAATAATTCCTAAATATCTAGTTGGTAATCCATTTGCGACTACGTAGTTGTATTTTTAAATTACTAGTTTCAACCGAATCTAATATACTGCGCATAGTAAACAACTGTCCGTAACGTTGAACTGCGTCAGCGCAATCTTTAATATCTTCTTCCCAATTTGGAAATGCAACGTTCCAACCATACTCCATTGCATCTTTTATTAGATTCATGCCAGGCTTGTCTCTGTCAGGAATAACAATAACTTCGCGATTCAAACTGTCGATAACTAATGCTTGTTGTTCGCTACACTCATTATTGGTAACACTAAGCCCGTCAATGGCTACAGCATCTAATATACCTTCAACTACCAAACAGAATTTTGCAGAAGACTGCTGTCGATCATAATTGAATACAAAGTGTGGAGGATGTTCTGTGTAATACTTGCGTTTACCAGGTACAATTAATCTACCAGTATAGCCCATTGGTTGATTAAGAAATGTGAATGGAATTAATACACGGTTATACATTGGAGATTCTCGATCATTGTGCCAATAAAACTGATCCAATCTATCACTAAACCCGCGACTGTCTAAATAAGCTATCACAGTTTCGATTTGCTGTTGATCTTCTACACTAACACCTTCTTTAATAAACCAATCGAGTATATTATGTCCAGGGCAGTGTTCTTTTGATTCATATTTGGGAAGTTCTTTAACAGCTTCCTTTTGAATATCTAAACTAACATCTAAGTTACTGAGGGCAAATAAACTAAGTCGACGAATGTCATCTTCACTGACGCCCAGCCATCCCAATAGCTTACGCATTTTGAGATTTAATCGACGACCTGGTTGCCATCCAGCAGTAAACCCGCAATTAAAACAATGATAGCTGGCACCGCCATCGCTAGCTATCATTCCGCCCCTACCTCGAGTATCAGTACTTTGACCGTTATGTTGACAACAAACAGCATTACTGCTGATCCAACCGCTTTGAGTTTGTTTGGTTTTACGACCATTTACCCAAGCTGATAGAATTTCTTGTTGCAATTCAGACATATTTTATTATAGCATAAAATTAAGGTCTGTAAAGAATTTTATCCAGTGTGCCAGATTCAGTAGTTACTTTAAATCGAATAAATCCAATTTTTCCACTAAAGTTATCAAATATACACCCAGTGTAGTCAATGAACTGCCTGTCTGTTATATTAAACCAATCATCTGGATAACTGGTCATAAGTGAACTCATGCTTCCTTGTATTTCAACTGTTCCAGTAAAGTTGTTAGCATAATATTGAACAGTTTGTAAGACAGATCTTGCTTTTACTCTACTTAATACATTTAACACATTTGAATAAGAAACTTCATCAATTGAATATCCAGCAAAATTTGGATTATTGTTATAAAATGGGCCAATATCAGGTGTTAAACTAGCAACAAATTTAGGATAAACACCATCATCTACTCTTGCTATCCCTTGTGCATTATAATTGTCGTCAGCATACACAATACGATCTTCATTTTCGCCTGTAATTAATTTAATACTGTAGTAATAACTACCAGCTGCAACATCATTTAATTCTCTATCATTTAATACAAGAAACGCCATTCCTTTTTTGTCAGTATAAACTGACACTGCTCTAGTAAAAACTAGTTCAGAATTAGTACTGTCTATTAGATTGAACACAATTGTAGTATCCAACAAACTTTGTAATTTTTGATCTTGATTTTTGAAAAGCAGCTTGATTTTGTTATCAATGCCTTTAATTATTTGTAATGGCTTTGCATACACTAGCTGATTCTCCCCACGAACAAACGGGTCCAAATTAATTACCAGGTCCATTGTTTGGTTATATAAATATCCTGAGATTGATTGCACTTTGAACCCCCGTCTCACGAAATATTTATGTCATTAAGTTTGGAACAATTGTTAGAAAAATATCCCTTCCTCAGCTTCATAAAATACACTCATAGCGACTACGTTGGCGTCATACAGAATCATGATGGTGATATTGTTAGCATGTATGCTTTTAATAAATTAAGAACAGAAGATCATAAATTAAGATTTTTAGAACAAGCAGATATATGGTGGTGGGAAAGCAATAGATTAATTCCTATTAATATATTTTTAAAAGATTCTTGGAATGATTTTCGTTATAGTATGGTAACATTAAATGTTAAAGACATTAAAGAACAACAAGGTCATGTTGTTAGTCTCAGCAACTTAGCTAATAAAAGAACTAAACGTAGGGTAGTACAATTAGTTCGAAAGTTGAGTTAATAGATTCATATGTAAAACAACTAAATGTGCATAAGCAACACTATGTGATTTCTTAAAACTATAAACATCTTCAGTCTTATCCCAAATGCTTTCTCCAACTTCCTTCCAAGATTTACCGACAAGGTGTCTCTTGCCAGGACGAATCAGTGCAATAAACATAGCCATTCGAGCAATTGAATTTACAGGTTCAGGCATTTTCTTTAACAAATCATAATGATTGCCAATGTGAATCACTTGTTCTACAAACTCGCGATGATCTAACATTTCCCATAATGGTTCTGTAGCAATTAATTGATTAAGATGTGCTTCATCTTTTACCATACCATATACATGAACATTTAACAAGTCTAATTTAATATAGCCCATTTCTTCTGCTGTTTGATAATCAATATTGGCAATATTTGTAAATGGATCTTGAGGAATAGGATTAACATATACACCTGTATTATGTTTAATCCATTCATTATTGCGATTAATAGCAGCTGGAATATGTGCAATATGTTTAAGAACTAGCTCCCTATCAGCAAAGTCAATGTCAATATCTGCGCTAAATTTCTTCACTGTGATTCTTTCTTAATTAAATCAAACAAGTCTTCAGCATATTCATATTCATAATTATTTTCAGGAAAATGCGTTTTAATTCGTTGTCTAACATATATGGTTCGCCACCAAACGAATTTAGATACTTCCCAATATGTACGATTTGGTGCATCATCTGTTGGTACTTTAATTATAATTTTTGTAGGAAACCAACAGAACTTAGCCTGCCAAGGTGACCATGTTTCTTTATAACCGCCGTAGTTCACTTTAATATTACCTTTTTGATCAATATACCAATCTTTGCCATGAATCATAAGCCTGCTTCTCGAAGAATATATTTTGCTAATTCAGCATCTGCAACATAATCTTTAAGCTTTTTCTGCCAAATATCAGCATCAATATATGCCCATATTAAATGTATTTGTTCTTCATTTAGTTGGGCCAAAGCATTATTGCCACTGTCACAACAGTAAAGACACCAGCCAGTGATGCGCCCGTTTCTAATATCAGCGACGAGTCTGTTAGATGAAATATTTTTGAAATAATCATTAAAATTTGCTCCTGATGAATCTGCCCATTCTTGCATGTGTTCAATTGCTCTTGCAAGTGCATCTTCAGCAGCTTCAGTCATTAGCAACTGCAACAAATATTTATCGTAAATTTGTTCCCTGCACCAATGATCTAATTTAAAATTATTCTTTAACACAAAGTCAATAAACTTGCTGGCGTTGATAGCACGAATATTATGACAGTATCTACCAAACTTTACAAATGCACCATAAAACTGACTTTTGCAAAAGTCATCATAGGTCTTTAGTTTAGCACTACCTTGACTGAGCTCATAAAATCTAATCCAAGCTTGATAACCTAAACTAACTCCTACATCTGTTTTCTGTTGAGCTCTGCGTTTTGGCTCGCATTGGTGCGCAGTTAAAGTACTTTCTTTAATAAAGCCTTTACTGCAATATTGGCATTTATGTTCGCCTTCTTTTGCATTAGCTACTGCTTCAGCAATTAAGTTCGACATGTCTTGTTTCATTAGCTTTCTCTAAGTATGCAATAGCTGCTCTAAGTAAATCAATATTATCTTTGAAATTGCCCAATGCTCTATTGCATGAATGACATAACCATCCTCGAAACTCTCCTGTTTCATGATTATGATCTAAACACCATGTTCCTACTTTTTTGCCACCCTCGCCCATACATTCTTCTTCAGTTCGTTGACATATTTCACAACAATGATTGTAAGGAGGAACTAAAGTTTTAAATTGATTGCGTTGTCTAACTTGTGCTTTTTCACAATCCTTGCATTTAGAACGTAAATGTTTAGCACCTGAATTATTGCCGTAGCAGCTTAATGCTTTGTCAATCCCGCATTGATTGCAAACCTTAGTTTCTAATTCTAATCCATCAAATAAATCATATATGGTTGATGTCATAATGATGTTTCAGTCCAGCTTGGTGCAAATACATTAGTGGACTGTTGCTTACTGAGTTCATGTACTACTCGAACTTGATGTAATGCATCTTGAACACTGGGATGATTATTTTTCATAATCTCTTTCCATTCACGCCACCATATCATAAACTCATGCATTTCATAACCTGCACTAACTTTAATCTCTTGCCCACCATATACTTCTTGAACGCTTGTGGTAAACCATCCAGGTTGATCAGTCATAAAATTTTTAATCGCCATTGTCTTTGCCTTTCACTGCATCTTTGATCTTTTTATCATCCCACCCTAAATTCTTTAACTGCTCAGTTAATTCTGCATCTGATGTTATGTTACTCAGTAGTTCTGCTTCTTCAAAACTAATATGAGGGTGCAGACTTAAAAACAATTCTGCACGTTTATTTTTTGAAGTTTTTTTCTTAAATGCAATCCATTCATGTTTATTAACTCGAGCACCCGGACTAATGGTTGTTAGTAGTTGCCATTGTAGTTTTGGGTGTTGATTTAGCAACCAAAAATTTCTATTCACACGTTGATTAGCAACTTGAACATAAAAACTTGCTAGCTCATCATTGCTAACACTGCTATGCCCGCTCATTGATACTGCACTTGCCCAACGCAGCAATATAAATGTGCTAAATTTTTTTCGTTCTTCTGGTGTCAGTTCATCATAAAAATTTCTATTTTTGAGATCCAATTGCCGCATCTCATTGTTGATGTTAAGTTTGTCTGACATACTTTAACTTACTATAATATTTTTTGAATGTCAATACATTCACTAGCACGACTAATATCTTTAACAAAATACGCACATACAGGATTTGGTCCAGCACTAATTGGTACACATAATAGTTGGCCGTTTCTTAATTTAGGGAAGAACCATTTTACATCTTGATAGACATCTACAATTTCTATGGGATAAAATTGTGCTCTGAAACTTTTAAGTGGATTAAATGTAAATGCTTCAAATCCTCTGTCATTCAGCTTAGTAAGTGGTAATGCTTCTAAATCACCTATTTCTGCTTCGCCAATTAATATTCGCCAATTGTAAGGCATTTTAATTGTGTGTGGTCCAATCTTTAAAACAAGTGCAGGATCATTAAATGATTCAAGAAACACTAACGGTAAAAAGAAATAATCAGGTTCGGCTGGATTTGAATTATCTAATACACAGAAACGTAAGTCAGTTACTTCATCTGGTAATTGTGTCATTTCAAATACTGTATTATCAACTGTTAAAATTCTCATTTATAATTAACCTTTTCAATAGTAAATGGGTAATTGGCCTCCTTATAGAATTGCTTACGTTTTGTTAAATGACGCTTTGCAAATTTGCAATTACCTGTTATGTCCCAAATTTGAACATGATCTTTATCTTGTGCTTTACGAATTCCACGACCGATAGACTGAATGACACGCACAAAAGACTTACCAGGCTCAATAAGAACAAGATTAAAAATCCTGGGAATATTAATACCCACAGCAGCAACGCCATAGGTGGCAATGATTGTCTTGTCCATGGTGTCGGCAACTTCGTCATAATGTTCCTTTCTATTCACAGATTTCATATCGCCATTAATGAATACACTATTAGGAATTCGAGTAGCAAGTTCTTCACCTGACTCAATACGATCTACTAGAATTAATGTATTGCCTGATTTAATGATTTCACTAGTAAGTTTGGCAATATAGTCCAACCTATCCTTGTTGGTAGTAAGGTATTTAAGTTCCTTTTGATAGTCAGTAAAGTCTGCGTGTTCTTCAGTTTGAATAACATTCACGTGACATTGTGCTAACACTCCCTTGTCTTGTAATTCGCTAGCACTAAGCCTACTAATAACTTCACCAATGGAAACTTTAAGGCTGACAAATTCAAACTGTTCTTTTGGAACTGTACCAGTTAGGCCCCAACGTATTGGAATATGTCCCATATATTCTGTTAGTAGACTTTTAAGAACATCTGCTTTAGCCATATGTACTTCATCAACAATTACCGCAACAACGTCTTCAATGAAATCTGCCATTGTAAGACCTGTTTCTTTTTCTTTTTTAAGAATGTTGTTTAGGCTTTGCCAAGTACAAATTGTATGTGTACGCCCATAATCTTTTTGATCGCCAAAATATACACCAACATCTAATCCCATATTAACATAATCGGCGTGTGTTTGTCTTACTAGATCCTTATTAGGAACAATAACAATGGTTCGCCCATATGTTTCACATTTTTGACTTAATGCAGCAGTCATTATTGTCTTGCCTGCACCTGTCGCTACTTCTTGTAAGCATTGCAGATTTGAAAGAAAATCGTTGATTATTTCAACTTGATAATCTCGCAATTCAATAGGTTGTCCTTCTGCTGGATGCCCCACTGGCCATTTAATATGACTATAACTGTTTTCATTTACTGTTTCAAAATTAAATTGAATTGTGGATGTTCTTTGATCTTCAAGATCGATATTGTAATTACGTTCAGTTAACCACTCGATAATTTCAGGTAACAAGTTAACATATGTAGAGCCGCTTAGTTGAAAATAAGCAACTTTGCCATCCCACCGTCCTAATCTAACTGCTGGAAGATAACGTGCATAAGGCACTTCATATTTGAATTTAGACACCAGTCTTCTTCGAGTATCTGGATCCAAACCTTCAATTTTACAGTTTACTTCATCATAAATTACAAGCTTACAATTTGCCATTGTAACTAATTTAGTATAGATAGTTATCAATGTCAATAACGAAAAAAGGCAACAAGCATTATTACTTGTTGCCTTCTAAAATTACAAATTTGAAATATATCAATTATCTTTTTCTAAAAAAGCCTTTGTAATAGTTTGCATATCTTTTTCATTACTAATTCTACAGTCAGTAAACGAATCAGATTTAATTATGAAAGCAACCAATTCAGCTGAAGTAACTGGTTGACCAGTTACTTTATTATCAACTTCTAATGCTTCATTTTTCATCAACCAATTGACAGCATGATACATGCCTACTGCATAACCTCCTTTGCTGCCCTGACTAAAACCTAGCCTATACTGAAACACAGTGTTGAAAATAAACAACACAAACAATGTACCCAAGAGGGTGTAATCAAACGTTGTCATACTTACATCTCCAATTTATTTAACAACGGATACCAATACCTTCTAGCATCTTAATTGCTTCACGATTGGCACTGTCGTCAACTAGCGTTTCTAGTAGATCCATAGCCATAAGTTCATTGTCAATGACTTCTGTATCACGAGCATTAAAATTATTCAAATCGTTCCAAAGATTTTCAAAGCTAACATCATCCCAGTTATAGTTGATGTAATACTTCTTACCATCCCATTGCCATTGCCGATCAGTAGCCATACGCTTCTTTTTCATTTTACTTTCTCCAATTATTTGCAAGGGTTTCGATTAGAAGAAAAATAATATAACCTATAGCGAACCAAAAGAATACTGCAATTGGAAGTAGAATCCCAAAAGTTAAAACATCATGCATTGTAATCATGCTGCTATCTCCTCATCATACAGACGTTTAGCATCGTCTAATAGCTTTACTGTATCAATAACAATGAAGCTAGTACCGCGCCAATAGCCAATAAGCCAGGCATTAAGTTGAGTATCATATCGCTTGATCAATCTCATTTTAGTCTCCTGTTATTAGTTTCTGAAGTCTATCTGCGGAATGATCGCAGCAGGTTTGAACGTCACACGATAATGGTATACGTTCACCGGAGCAGCATCCATCTGCTCGGAGAAATACGTCACGTTATCGCTAAGTCCGAGGAAGTGCTTTTTGTATTGCGAAGCTCCAGTTTTACAAGTAACTGCTAACTTCTTATCAGTCTGCTGCTGTGAGCACAGTCCTTCAATCTTAAGAATATAGTCGTTCGTGATACCATTATAGAACACAATACGGCGCATGATCTCAAAATTGTCAGCAGCCTTCGAAAGGTTTCCTGATGCAATCTCTGCATCACTACACCCAGCGAGACCCAATCCCAGAACAGCCACAGCGAAAAGATTCTTATTCATTTTGGCACTCCTCAAAAAGCGTTTTTCATCAGCGTAACTTCAGCGGTACGCTTCCAGTTCATCGGCATAGTCTTACGCAGATCAGCCAGCTTGACCGCACAACGCAAGCTCATTTCACGCAAACGAGTCTGATTAGAGATCATAAACTCCAGGATCTCGTCACTTTCGCCGTTCTCAAAACGATAGTCTTTGAACAGCTCACCGCTCAAAGCAATCTGTTTGATGCGCAGATACTTGTCACGCATAGTATTCATCGTAAGATCGATATAGTGGCTACGCGACTCAAGCGCACTCAAATGATCCTTAAGCTTCTGACTGCGGATCGTTTCAAATTTGATATTCGTAATAAAGATTGCAGCACCTTTGAAGTCAAACTTGTTAGGAATGCCTTCACGCTGGAGAAGCTTGCTGTCACTGTTCCAGTGAATAGTACGCTTCTTGTTAGTGTCCAACGCTGCCTTGAGAATGTTCAGCGACAGCTCGTCCATGAGGATCGAATCGCAGTCGTCGAACACAAGCACGTCGCCTTCGCGGCTGTATTCATACAGCTTGGCATAGAGACCCAATGCAGTGGTCGCACCCTTGACCACTTCGAATCGAATGTCTCCTTGCATTAGGTTAAACAAATTAGCTTCTTCTAGCTTCTTGACTACACCGTAGCTCTTACCAACGCCTGGCGGACCAACAACAATCATTGAACGCACAACACCTTCAACAACTGCCTGCGTCATTGAGTCCATAATATCAAATCGCTCACCAATGCGAGCCATTACTTCTTCGTCAGTTTCTTCTTTCTTGGGTTGCGTAGGCACTGCTGCAATCTCAGTGGTTCCGCCTACAATCTCAAAATCTGCTGTACTATCAACAAGCACACGAATGCGATCACGACCAGGTATAACCTCGCTTGCATCCACTGTAAGGAACGAACCCTTGTTGCCTTCAGTTAAACCCTTAACGAGGGGAAACACTGTATTCTCAATAGGCGCATTACGATAAGAGCCCTTTTTAATAAGCACATTAGCCATTTGGAACCTCATTGCATTGGAGTATGTTTATATATTAGCATAGCCTGCTGGTAAGTCAACATGCTTTTTGAAAAAAAGCATCTACTAGATCCTTAAGATCTTCGTCCAACATACAATAAGCAGCTGGATCGTTTACTGCATCCACAAAGTCTTCAAAATCCAACTCATCAAGTTCGATTGCAAGCAGATTCAGAAACTGTTCGCGTTCACTCATTTTGGACTTCAAAAAATCCACGTAGATAACATTGTCCAAAAAGTTGTCAACTTCATGCTTTTCAAACGTCATGTCATTCTCCTTTGACATTATGCGCCACGCTTGTCAGAGTTGAGCACCGGCTTCATTTTGCGGATGAGCTCGCGCTCGTAATTATGTGCTTCGGTCTTGCCACGCACAGTAGCGAGAACAGAGAACTCAAGGTCCTCCTTGCAGTCCAACTTGCGAAGCTCTTTGCAAAGCAACCAGTTGAGACCTTCGGTTTGAGCGCGATAGAAATGCTTGGCGATACGACTACGCACACTCTTGAGTACAGTACTCTGCGTCTTAGCAGTGACCCCAATGTAGAGCTTACGCCCTACGGAGATCTGGTACACAATGTGGGTTCGATCAGTGCGCTTCTTTCTCTGCATCATACTACTATAATATGCTCAAAATAGGATACGTCAACCTGAATTTTTGTAACATTTTGTGTTACAAAAAATTTCAATGAAAACAAGGGGTTAGCGAGTAGGTACTAACCCCTTGAAATTGTTAAATTTTTAGCAAGCGTTTTGCACGTTTGAACTCAAAAGTAGCAGCTTGCAAGTCAAAATTTGGATGTTTGTACATATAGTCACGCTTACGCTCGGCAATTTGCATTGCAGCTAGCAATACATACCTTTCCTCACGAGTTACATTTGTAAGCAATTTGGACATCTCTGTAAGATCTAAGCTATACTCTATCCATTTTTCTGTTGCTTTTATTTTGCTATACAGACTCTTTCCCTCATATTTAGGGCTATGCTTTGGGTATTTGGACGCAAACATAGCAGCAGAATTAAACATGTTGCATCTCCGTTAGCATGGAACATAGATAATAGCACATATTAGCCCCTCGTCAACCATAAATAATTGAGCAAAAAGGGTCAAACTATGAAAAAATTGACCAATACTCAAAGAAGATTAATGTCGCACAAAGCGATGGCGTTATTTCGTGCTCATCTTTTCAAAAGAAATAAACGACTTGATTCATCAATTACAGTTGAAATTAAATTTGTAAAATTGGATGATGCTTGGGGTGTATGTGATAATCACGATGTTGGAATTAAACCAAAAGAATTTACCATTTATATCAATCGTGATTTAAAGTTGGAAAAAGACGTTATTACAACAGTAGCACACGAAATGGTTCATGTTTGGCAGTATGCAACTGGTAAATTTAGAGACTATGCTGGGCCTGCACATAGATATGAAGATTACATATATGATGCAAATATGGCTTACAGAGATATGCCCTGGGAGATTGAAGCTAGAAAATTTGAAAAGATTTTGTATAAATTGTGGGCGAAAAACAATACATAAATCTTATAAAGAACTATATAGTTTTAACGCTAAAGAAAATTTTGACTGTTAACGCTTTAACTGATAAACATCCGGTACAGTGAAGGAACAGTTTAAACTTCGCCCATCCAAAATACCAATGTAAGCCTACTGAAATCAAAAAAACTATCTACAGGATGGTAAGCAGTATGAAAATAATTTGAAGGGAAGATTATTAACCTATTGCTTACCATCTCTGCATAGTCTGTCATTTGCCAAACTTTTCCTTCAGTATCATTGTTCCAATAATCAACTCCATTATGATGTAAGTTAGGTTTTTCTAATAATAACTCGCCCAACATGTTACTGTTACTTTCAAATTGAGTTGTTGGTTTGTATTTAAAAAATGCAGTGCCTCCACTACATTGATTGGGTTGATTTAGAAACAACAAACAAGTAAAAGATTGCTTTTCTGTTGTTTGATCAGTATGCACTATATTAAAATCGTTTTTACGTTTAGCTATTTGCTGAAACACATTTACTTCTATAGAACCAAATAATAAATCAGTTTCCTTATTAAAATAATGTTTAATAGATTCATATGCTAGTTCTAACAGTTGATTACTAGCGATAACAGGATATCTCAGTCTACCTTCTTTATAATCAATAAAATTGCGACTATTAGCTGTATTTTTCCAATCAGCTGCCGGGGAAGTAGACATAATATCGTATAATTTGTTATAGTCTTGAAGTACATTATCAACAGTAAGTAGTGTCATATTACTTTCAGCGCATTGACGACTTTGAACTGTTATTTCAGTGTTGATGTTTAATAAATTTTGCAATCTGAATATTTGATTCATACTTTATATTATATGTTCTAGATTTCAAATCTCATAAATATAAGAACAAATCAGGATTTATTATGACTATAAAACCCAGTGGTTCATCTCTTACACTTACTGAAATTGACAATGAATTTGGTTTAGGAACTTCGTTAGGAGTGATGAGAGGTGTTACTTGGTATCTAGATAATGTAACAACTACAGGAACCTTTGCATCTAGCAACTTAAAGTTTAGTGATTTTTATAGTAAAAAATCTGGAGATCCTGCTGGTTCTGGTACTACTACTTACTCCACACCTGGCAGTTTTACTTTTACTGTTCCACTGTTTAGAACTAACATTGTGATTGATGCGTGGGGAGCAGGCGGAGCACAGTTAGCAGATGGCGGAGATACTTCTGCAACAGCCACTGGATTAAATCTTAATGCTGGTGGCGGCAAAGGGGGCGGCGGCGGTGGCAGACGTACTACTAGCCCAGGAGGAATTGGAGGTACTGCTACAGGTGGAGATATCAATGAGCCGGGTGAAGCAGGCGGCACTGGAGGCACTAACCGGGGCGGCAATGCAGGCGGCCAAGCATACGGCGGCGGCACTGGCGGATCTGCAGGAGCTGATAATGGAGCTTGCGGAAATAATCCAGGAGGAAATGGCACTAGTCCTGGTGGTGGCGCAGGCGGCGACAGAGGTGTAGATTGCAGTAAAAACCCTGGCTGGAGCTATGCTGGCGGAGGAGGAGGCGGGGGCTTCGTAAGAAAAACATTAGCCTCAGGTGTATTAAGTGCTGGCTCATCGGTGTCAGTAACTGTAGGGGCAGGATGTCCAGATAGCGGTCAAGGCGGCAGTAGCGGTAACGGACAAGTAAAGATTACATGGAGCTAAAATGTTTTTTAAAAAATTTGAAAATAGCGAACCAGTTGGAGATTTAATTAAAGAACAGAATCTGCGTCATGTATTATTTGATGTTGATTTTGATAAGAATCCACCGGCAGCATTTTGGGAGACAAAAGGATACTGTGTAGTAATTGTAACCGATAAACCGGTAACAACTCCTTATCAAGTGGCAGTTGAAAACTTAACTAAAAACGAAGATAACACTTGGCAGCAGAATTGGCAAATAGTAGATGTATCAGAAAATGAAAGACAAAGAATTTTTGATGAACAACTTAAAAAGGTAAAAGATCATCAAAAAGAATTGCTAGACAATTATGCTGCTCAATTAGCTGATCCAGACGAAACTCCAACTGAATTAATGGTTATTCAGCATTGGATTGATGCTACAAATGCTATGGATCTGTCAGACCCGTTTAACGTAAAATGGCCAGATCTAGACACTGTTGCACCTAAAATGAATGACTTATTAATTGTAGAACGACAAATTCCAGAATCAAATTTAACGACTGTAAGGACAATATAATGGCAATCAGTTACGGCGGCAGCAACGCCTTCAAAAATAATAATATCAATGTCCATACAACAATATACGGGCAAGCGGGTGATTCATCTACTAGAATTTTGAAAAATCCAGGCTTAACGGCTGAAGACTATGCTCGTCGACACTATGTTGTTAGCGGAGGTTTTAAAGCAAGTTATCCAAATAGCAATGTTATGGACGAAACTGGCATGGTAGGTACAGTATGGCCGTTCAATGAGTACAAAGAAGTTGAATCTTTTATTATTACTGCGTTGGAAGACAATTCATCATATCATTGTATAACACCAGTTGGTCCATATCATGTTGAACATGAAAAATATAATCTAAAAGCTGGTGAAACTTTTAATGTTTATAAAGGTAATATCTACTTGTCAACAGCAGATTTCACAGTTAATGGATATGTTCACACAGCAGGAGCAGTGCTAGGTTGCGAAAATAATGACGCAACCATAACAATGAATGCCGACGGGCTAATTACACGTTTTTGGGCTGTTTGCGATCTTTAATCAGTTCGATAAAGTTCACTGGGATATGGTTTAGTGTAATGATCGCCGCCTATTTCAAAACTACGAGCTATTTCAAAAGCATTCGGCTCGCCGCTACCAATCCAAGCTTCATGATCAAATCGCCAATGTCCGTGGCCTTTAAATTGTGTAGCATTATGTGAAATTAGTTTATGTGGATGTATTAGTGGAACTAATTTTGCAATATATTCACTTCTTGCCCACCAAAAATTACTGGAGTGATGAGGCCAGGGCTCAGATTCCCAGTTTGGACCTGAAGTATCATGTGTTTGTAGAGCTTTAACATTATCACTCCAGCGTTCTATTACACACCAATTAAGCCAAGATTTCCAATCTTCAACATTAGGATTGCCCCAACGAGTAAGGCCTTTAAGATGTATATAACATATATCAAATGGTTCTGCTGCTTCTTTTGCAACTTTTTGCATGTATGTTAAACCAGGATATTCAAATAAAGCAGCACTTTCGCTTACCATTTGTAGTCTAACGTTTTCTCTTTTATTATTCAGTAAGGTTTGAAAAGTTCGCTGTCTGCCATTGCCTAATAGAATAATTTCATCAGCAGCATCTAGTAATTTACTAGATTCCATACATTCCCATTGTTGCTTAAAAACTTTATCCCAGTTAGCTAGTTCGTTGATATTCCAAAATACTTTGATTTTTCTCATATGTTTCTCTTTGTTAATGTACAAGCAGGGAGCTATTGGTCGCAACCTTTAGCGGGGTCATTTTGTTTATTGAATCCCGCTTGTAAACTTTGGTGGAGAATAAGAGAGTCGAACTCTTGACTGAAGCTTGCAAAGCTACCGTTATCCCGTTTAACTAATTCCCCGTTTTTATTATATATCATTTAGGAGTAGTACCTTCAATAATGTTAGATGTCCTGCGTTCTTCTATACGATCTATTAGATCGTCATAAAATCCTAATTCTTCCGCTATTTGTAATGTATTATTGTCGCGTTCTTGTCTTATAATAGAAAGCACAGTTCTTAGTTCTTTATCAATAAGTTCCATATTTCTAAATGCATAAAATTCTTTCATTAATCTAACCATGTTTCGAACAACATAAATTAGACATCCTAACATACCGATGTTTATCAGCAGCAACCACATATCCATTACTGTAATAAATTTCATTTTAATTTTCCATAAAATAAGTTTTACGTACAGGCGAATAATCTTTTATAGCTTCCTGAACAGCTTTATTAAAATGTTCTCTCATTTTTTCTTTAGCTGGTTCGACTCGTTCTGTTAAAATTTTATTCATTAAGTTAACATTGCTGTATTTTTCTTCTTGCCACATGTCATCTCTAGCATCAACAAAGTCTTCCAGTGCTTGTAAAAAATTATTAAAATGATCCATTGTGCATCCTTTGTTAATTTAATTATAACATTTTATGATTTACAGTCAAAAAAAAGGTGTAGTTACCTACACCTTTTTCTATTAAATTCTAAGTAATATTAGAACTTGTAGTTAGCACCAAATGTTGCAACGTTGTTGTTGCTAAACTTTGTACCACTAACAGCATCAATCCAGCGATAACGAGCATCAAGCTCTACACTGTTTGTGATGTTGTAACGTACACCTGCGCCAACGTTGTAAAGAGCTTTTGCATCGTCAGTCCATGATGATGCGCCTTTACCCCAAGCATTGAATCCAGCACCAACACCTGCTAGTGCATATGGAGTGAATGATGTACCTGGAATACCAAACTGTAGAATTGCATTAGCAAATGCTGTTTGGCCTGTTTGAGTAGTTGTTGGTGTTTGCTTTGTTGTGTAATCAAAAGTGGCTTCTGTACGTACATAACGATTCCACTCGTAACCTGCCACACCACCAAAAGTGAATGGGCTTGTGCTCCAAGTGTAATCAGCTACTTGGCCGAAATTCTGACCAACATATCCGCCTACATAAACACCATTCAATCCAAACACACTTGTTGAAACTGCTGGAGCAGATGCTGCCTTCTTGGAAGGTAAATCAGCAGCGGTAGCGACTGATAGGCCTGCCACTAGGGCAAACAATGCTATAATAAGTTTCTTCATTTTTATTTCCTTTTTGTTAAAACACTGAATTTAAAAATTCAGCTAGGTTGTTAAAATATACTAGCTTGTGATCATAATTGAAATGCACAAACAACCGTATATTATTTATCTATAATAAACTTAAACTTAGTAAAAATCAAGAATTATAAAGCTACTATATATTGTGATCGATCTAGCCATTCTACTACAAGTTGTGTCTCATTAAAATTTCCCGTGCCATATATACTTTCTTCTAAACATAAAGGCAATAATTTTAAGTCAATCATCTCATACCAGTTCATATTAGGCTTGGGTTTTCTATTTGATTTATAGACTGCTGCATGAATCCAGCCACGATCTTTATCAATTTTAAAGTGTCCATCTTTACAGTCAAAACCACACGCTATCAACATCATCATTAAACTGCCTAAACTAAAGTTAAAATAAGCCGCATTTTGATGGAAGATTTCTGCGGTCATATTGTCTTTAATATTAACACAACTAAAGTTATAAGGCACAGCAATAACTAACATTCCATCTAAAGTTAATATATCATGCCAGTGCATTAAAGTATGCATTGGACTTATACTATATTGTAGACTATTATGTGACCAAATTAAATTTTGACTGTTGGGATTTATACCAGTATCGCTATAGTCGCGTTTAATATAAGTTATGTTAGGGTCTTTAGGTAGACCTACGTCAGGCAAATTTATATCTACTGCTGTTACTTTAAGATTTCGAGGAGAATCATCTTCGGTTCTTTTTAATCTAGCCCACCAAGCAGCATCTAAGCCAGGATTACAACCCATATCAGTTACAGATTTAATGTTGTTCATAAAATCTTGATACCTGTTTAATATATCTAATGTTTCTAGGCTGTGATTATATGATTCTAAACTGTCCATTTATTCTTTCCACCAATTTAATTTTAGTATGCTATTGTCGCCATATTTCATACCGTTTGTATAATTGTTTATTTTATCTAATATTCTATTTGGATATAAATCTATATGATTAATATCTTTTATGAATACACTAACAAAATCTTTCCAAATATCATCATCTTTATCGCCTACAAATGACTCCAGCAGATGACATTTATTAAAACCATATATCCTTGCCCATTCAGCTAAAGCCATACCCGCATCAGGATAAAATCTCCAACAATCAACAGGCCATCGATGAAACTCTCCGTTACTGGGAGCTTGCATGTAAAACAAGCCACTTGGTTTCAAAACTCTTATAGCCTCAACAAAGTTCATCCAAAACAAACTAGAATGTTCAAAACAACTGCTACTGATTATAACGTCTACGGTATTATCTTCTATGGGAAGTTTATAAGGATGATCGACAATGTGATCAACGCCAGGTCCCGATACAAAATCATATCCAGTATAGGTAGCAGTATCTGGTTTAAGATTTCTAATAGACCCTTGTACATCTTGACTGCCAACTTCTACTATGTTTAAATTGTCGGCTGTAATGTAAGTTTCGAAAAATAATCGAGCATGATTCATTGCGCTTTTATGCATAGAAATATATATCATTAATTTTATAGCTCGAAATTAATTTTATTAAGTATGATTATGAAAATTGTGATTACCGGTTCAAATGGATTTATTGGCAGTTACTTAACTGCATATTTTAAAGAATATGGACACAGAGTATTTGAATGCAATCGATCTACTTTAGATCTATTAGACACAAATGCTGTTGATAATTTTTTTAAAAAAGAGACTTTTGATATTGTTATACACACGGCATTGAGCGGTAGAGAAAATTTATATGAATTAAAACAGTCGTTTAATCACGAAATTATTAAAAATAATTTAAAAATATGGGACAACTTAGTAAAAAATAGACACAGGTTTAAAAGATTAATTAATTTTGGGTCAGGTCATGAGTTTGATATCGATAACGATATCAATTACGCTGAGGAAAAAGACATCTTTACTGTAGATGAACCAAAGTTTACTTACGGATGGGTTAAGAACTTTATTGCTAGAGACATCCCTCAATATGAAGAATTTTATAATTTAAGACTATTTGGCGTATTTCATTATACGGAAAGTCCAAAAAGATTTTTTAGAAAAATTCAAACAAGAGCCAAACAAGATTTTCATATTGAAAATGATAAGTTTTTTGATTTTATAAACTTAGAAGATATTATTCCTATGATTGATATCATAATGAATGGACAAGCGAAACATCGCGATATTAACATGGTATATAATGAAAAATTTAAATTAAGTGATCATGCTAGATTATTCAACGACATCACTATGAGTCAATCTAATATTATTATAGATAATATAAGTGATAAAAATTATACAGGTGATAGCAGTCGTTTTTATAGTTACAATACGCCTAAGCTAGGAATAGAGTTGGGATTTCTTAGATACTGAAGTCTTCCATTCCTGCAACTTTAAGCTTTACTAGGTTACTCAATTGCCATTGTTTACTGTCAATGCCTTTCATTATGCCCAACCATTTATTTCGTAATAACGCAACTTCATTTATAATTGTTTCATAATCTACAACTTCTTGTTCGCCTTCAACGTATTTTTCTGCGTCGCGACTACTAAGTGCGCGAGCATAATGCTCGAGATATTTTTGAAAGTGTTTACGTCTAATAACACGAACTTGAATATTTAAATAATTTAATACTGCTTCAATTTCCTGTAATTGATTAAAACGATGTTCAGTTATGCCTGGCAACATACTGATAGATTTTTCTACATTACCTTTTATAGTAATATCATACTTGGCCTGCGCCAATTCATTTTCATAATATGCAATGAATTCTGGCACAGAACCAAGATCAGATACTACTTTTGAATACCACATCAATCTTCTTCATCAGTTTGTTCAAATTCAATATGTTCTTTAATGGCACTAAGCATAGCTTTATCAACTGCTAGATCTTGAAGATCACTGTCATCTATTCCTAAATCAATTAATTCATTGATGATGTGATCTGCTGCTGCTTGACGATCTTTACTTGGAATATATTCTTTGACAGTTTGCCACATAGCAATAAGATATTCTGTATCACTCATTTTCTACTACTTCCTCATTTTCAACATTAATGTTAGAAGTATTATCTTCCTTCCATTCATTAATGATTGTCATTAATTTATCATCTGTCCAACCTTTTCTAAATTCCTTTATAATTTCCCCCGTAACAGAACTTGTATAAACTAGTTTGTTACCATCTTTTTGAAGAATACCTTTTGCTTCGAACATGTCAAGCAATCCACTAGTAGGGCTCATCCCAGTTTCGTATGGAATTTCAACTTGTACTGATTCAAATGGTTTTGCATAACGTGTTTTCATAACCTTACAAGCACTACGAATACCATGTACTTGACTAGTCTTGTTGCCATCAGCATCAGTCTTTAACTTTAACTTACGCATAGCTACCACAATACTACTTGCATAGATAAATCCCTGTCCGCCACTGATCTTGTCATCAGGATCGAACATGTCTTGACTAGCATATGTATGATTTGTACAAACCATACCAACATTCATACTACCAAACATATTAACACAATTACGAACAAGTGCTGTTAATGCTTTGGGCTTGCGTCCCATGTCTCCCTTCATTTCACCAGCTTCAAACTGGTTAACGTCAGTGGGCGTTAGCAACATACCTAAACTGTCGATTACAAAAAGTACCTTGGGACGTTCTGTTGCATCTAATCCTTTATATGACTTCATAAATTCACTGATTGTCTTAGCAACATCATCAATCATTGCCATGTTTAGTTTTAAAAGTTTATCTTCGCTAGTATCTACGCCCAGGGCATGTAGCCAAGATTCGTCTAGCGCATTTTCGCTATCAATAAGCACAACATAAATGCCCTGCTCCTGCGCATGTCTAATAATATTACCTGAACAAATATATGATTTACCAGCGCCTGATTCGCCAGCAAATACTGTTACTTTGCCAAGTGGAATACCTTTATGAAAGTCTCCACTAATAAGATAATTTAATGTATAATTTCCAGTCGAGATCCAATCGGTTGGATCATTAAATCCAAAACTAAGGCCATCAATGCTCTTAGTAAGATCTTTACGAAATTTAGAAATATCAAAAGGTTTTGCCATGTTTTTTCCTTACTTTGTAAATATAACATCGTTGCCAATTAAGGCAAAATTTTTCATAAACAGTGTTCTGTATTCAGTTAAATTCTCTTGTAAATTTTCAAAATTAGCTATTAAAAGTTCATTTGGTCTGGGTACGCAATTCATTTCTTTACACCAATTGACATATTCAACAGGTGGTTCTTGCGTATAGGTTCGATTCAAATTAACTAAAAGTTGATTTGAAAATTGTTGATAATCATTCGTATCGCTAGAATGTACGTTATTATCAAAAAATTCCCATTTATTATAAGTGCTTCGTCCCAGCAAATCATAACGTAAGATAATATTTGATTTTCCAAAGATAGGTTTTATATTGCGTGGACTTTCGGTAAACAATGCAGTTTTACTAGTAACTCTTACTATCCACGCAGATTCTAGATCATGTAATATTTTATTAATACTATCTATGGAAAATTTAATACTTCGATCATTTAATTTGTCTGCGGGTATTAAATTCATTTGATGCATCTGCACCCAGGTTTTATGTAATTTATTGAGTTCAAATTGATTTACAGGGTTAAAATTATTAGCAATGTCTACTAACGGATCAATAAAATCAATCCCTTGAGTTTGTAAATCTATTAATATATTTTTTAAAGTTTCCATTTGTGAAAGTTTATGTAATTGAGAACTTCCCCAAATATGATTAGAATGTTGTTCTAACCAAAATTCAGTTAGCTCATTATCAATTGCAACACAGTTGATAAAATCACCTGTTCTTTTCCAAACTAATTTCATTTAAAAATCCAAAAGAAGAATAGGTGAGGCAATTTAAATATCGCCTCACCTTTATATAATTAAGACTTGCGATTACGAATCATTGCAAGAATTTCTTCTGCACGAGGATTCGCTGCCTTAGCTGTTTCTGTAACAACAGGGGCGCTAGCAGCAGGCTCATTATCCTCCCACGGAGCAGTCTCCACTTTAGGAGCGGCTGCAACAGGTGCTGGACGAGCAACAGTTGTCGGGGCTGGCGTAGAAACATCTTCCGCATCTGGATTGCTTCCTATACCTGCCGGCTTGTAATACTGACTCCAACGATCAGGATCATATGTTTGCCCATCAACTGATGCTTCAAACATTTCCTTAATAATACGGAGTTCAGTCTCTCCTGGCTTCTTTGGTAAGAAGTCTTTCAGGTTAAACAAGCCATATGTGTCGATTGCTGCACGTTCAGCGGCTGTAAGTGCAGACTCTTTGCGAGCCCACTTGCTAGTGCTGTAATCTGCATACTGACCTTTAGTAGTCTTGGTAATGGAGAAATCCAAGCCACGATCATAATCAGTAGGCAGTTCTTCAACCTCAGTGTCCTTTAACACTGCGGTAATCACAGGGTAGATGCTGGGGGACACTACAAACCTGCGAATTGGATTTTCAGGAACATTATCTTCGTTCATTGGAGATTCACGAACAAAGCCCTGAAATAGATAGCTGCGCTTCTTCCAATACTTACGTCCCATGTCTTCAAGGCTCTTGTCCTTAAACCATGTACGTACTTCAGTTAGAATCGGACAAGTTTCATTATACATTTCCATACATGGTACTTGTACAATAACTGGCTTGCTGCCAGGCTGTCCCTTAACGCCGCTAAATGGGAGACGAATCATTGCTCGTTCTACCCAGAAAAACATGTTTGAATTATCACCGTCGGGAAGAAAGCGGACTCTTGATGTTGTGCCTTCTGGAATGTTCCAGTGAGGGAAGACTGAGTTGTCTCTATTTCCGCTTGAGGAATTGCCGCTGCTGCGGTTTTCCATCTCTTGTAGTTTTGCTCTAATTTCTGCCAATGAAGCCATTTTAGTTTTCCTTTCTTTTGCCTAAATGTGCCATGAAAGACAACCGCTGTTGCCTTACATGTTTATTTATACAACAAATATAACATAAGGGCAAATATAGAATAAATATTTTTTTTAACAAATCGAAAGAAATTTATGGCTTATAATCTAGAAAGTTTTTGTCCTGAACCTTGGTCTCAAATTGAAATTAGTTTATCAGGAGATTACAAAATTTGTTGCCTTGCTCATTTCTCACAAGATTTTGGAATGGCAATGGACAAAAACGGAAATATAATGAATGTTTTAACGCACTCTTTTCAAGAAGCATTAAACAGTGAAACACACAAAGAACAACGATTAGATTATAGCAATAATGTTAAACCTCAAAGATGTAGAAATTGTTATGATTCAGAAGATAGTACACGTCGTCCTGAAAAACCAGGCGGAATTAGTAAACGACAACGACTGTTAACTGAAACTGCAATTGAAATTCCAGAATATGTAACTATAGATACAGTTGATCAATTTACACAACCCGACGGCTCTGTTAATTCAAAAATTGTTAATTTACATTTGAGATTTGGAAATTTATGCAATTATAAATGCTTGATGTGTAGTCCTAATAGTAGTAATCTTTGGTATGATGATTGGGTAGCTATACAAAAACCCGGCATTAAAAAGAATGTGTTTAGCATGGGATATAAAAAATATGCTATTACTAAAGACGAACATGATCGAAGCAGAATGGATTTT